ATGTTGTGCAAGCGAAATCTCAATTTCGCCACGCGACTTTGCGGCGGGGCGGCATTTTTACTCGCAGTTGCGAGTCTCATCGTTCCGTCAGGTACGGAAGCGGCGGAACGGACGGCCTACGTAGCCGTTGGTGAAGTGACCCGTCCGCCGATCGGCTGGGTGCAGTTCTGCGAGGAACGGCCCTGGGAATGCAAGACCGAAGCGAGCGCGCCGCGTGACGTGCAGCTGACCAAGGCTGCATTCAAGGAGATGGATCGGGTCAACCGCTACGTGAACGATCACGTCAAGCCGATGACCGACCTCGAACATTACGGCGTGATCGAGAAATGGGCCTATCCCGAAGACGGCTATGGCGACTGTGAGGATTACGTGCTGTTGAAACGCCGCATGCTGATGCAGCTCGGTTGGCCGCGCGAGGCGCTGCTCATCACTGTCGTGCGCGACAAGAAGAACGACGGCCACGCCGTGCTCACCGTGCGCACCGACAAGGGCGAATTCATTCTCGATAACCAGGAGGCGGAAATCCTCCCGTGGTCCGACACCGGCTACCGCTACGTGAAGCGCCAGTCGCAATCGGATCCGAATGTGTGGGTCTCGCTAGGCGACAACCGGCCCACTACATACGTGGCATCGCCGCGCTGAAGGCGCGCAAGAAACGCAACCCGGTCACGTCCCCACCCCTCCCCGTCCCCGGACCGGGCTTGCGGAGGCCGGCTCTTCCCCCAGGAGTCGGCCTCACTCTTTTTCTAGGGATTTCGCGAGACGAAGCATGAAACAAGGAGAGAACGTCACGCGAACATCAACCCGGATCAGTACCAATCTGTACCACAGAGCGTTTCGCATCTGTTCACCTTGATGCGACAAAGCGCGCGGGCCATCTTCCGGCCCATGAAATTGACGCCGCTCCTTATACTGCTTGCGCTCACGGTGCCTGCGCGCGCAGAGCTGCCGAGTAATCTGCCGGTCGCCACCGCCAAAAAGCTGATCCTTGCGGATCGCAACCGCATCTTCCGCGACCCCGGTTCAATCAGAGATGCGAAGATCGGCCAGCCATTCACATGCCGGGACGGCAGCGGCGATTGCGTATGCATCGAGGCGAACGCCAAGAATGCGCTTGGCGGCTATACCGGCATCCAACTGATCGGAATTCAATTCCCCGGCCGGACGCACGCGGAATCATTCGGCACCATGGCTGAGGCGGCACGGACAGAACCATGCGGCGCGCTCAAGCCGTTCCCTGAGCTGAACGGCAAACACTAGAGACACGAAAAGCCCCGACGCCGTACTGGCGCCGGGGTGTATCAGGCAGCTTCTTTGAAGATGTGCTGATCAGCGATTGCGCGAACGCGGGCGGCAAAGCTATCAAGCGTGCCCGTGTTCCTGATCAGGTAATCAAATTCGATGTTCATGCTTTCCGAAACGTGGCCATCGTTGAGACCGGCGCCATTGCGCTCGATGCGAATGATGATACCGCCGTTCTTGCGGATCATCGCGACCTCGTTAGGAAAGCGCACGTCATCGCAGGTGACGCCAAAGCCGCCAGCCTTGGCCGCCGCACTCTCCCATGCCCTCGTCCATAGATCGGGCGCTATGATGTCGCGGCCCCATTCCGTGCCAAGCGTTTGCATCGCCCAGCGCGGCGTCTTGCCACAAAGCAGCTCGCAGGGCGTTTCCTTCTGATCGCCATAGACCTGCGCTTCAGTAAGGCCCAATGCGATCAGCATTCGCTTTAGCGGAGCCGCCAGCGGGATCGGTGTAAAGCCGTATTTGTTCACGAGGATATTAAGCGCGGTCGATTTGCCAGAACGCGCCAAGCCGGAAAAGGCGATGATTGGCTTCATCGAGACTCCCTGCATTAGAACATGCACCGATCACACGGGCCGCACCGGCGGCGGTCACTCTTGCCGTGGAAATCCACCGGGCACACAAATGACTTGTAATGCGCCGGGAGATTGGCGAACCAAGCAGCGCCCTCAGCCGTGCCGCCGCGCAGATTGTAGTCGGGAAAGATCACGCTGCCGTCCGGCAGGTTTTCGGGCACGCGGCCGTCGCGCGTCAGATAGCACAGGCGCAGCTTGAATTCGTTCGCAAGCCTGAGCGCCTTGAAATAATTCTCGCTGTCGCACGATAGATTGATAGCGAGATTCCCGCCGCGCTGACGGCTCATAGCGACAAGCGGCCCGATGAAATCGAATGACCGCGTGTAAATCCAGTGATCAACCGTGGTCGAGAAGCCGACAACCTGCGCGATCCAATAGGCGTATTCCAGAGAGAAGACATCGCCGCTGACGTGCCACCGGAAGCCGCCTTGGCAATTCTTTTCGATCCACTGGCCGACGATCAGCGACCAACGATTTTCCGGCCCCTTGGTGGCGAGGATTTGCCGGATCATTTTCGAGTTGTGAACGTATAGCGCGTGCGTAGCTGGCGCGTGCTTCTTCAGGCCGTGGACATAGCAGGCAGCGCGGCATACCTCTGTCGAGCCGGGACAGTCTTGGATTTCGACAAGGCTGAAGGCATTGGGCTTGGGATCGTCGAGCGTTCCATTATTGGCGGTAATCTTTCCGTTGCCGTCGATCCACAGGAAGCCGTCAGAAGGCCCATAAATCTTCGTTGCACAGAATGCCGTGGTGGCCGCGCTGGTAGCCTTCGGTTTGTCGATCACAACGGTCACTGAATCCCCCTTGTCCTGATGAATTCAAAAGCGCGTCGGATCACATATGAACGCGCCATAGACGCAAGCGTGAACGCTACAAACAACGCCAACGTGAGCTGAACATCACGCACGAGCGCGTAATTGAGACCAAGAGCTATCGCGAAACCAAAGACGGCATTCGCGACGCTTTCGGCAAGAGACATCCCGCGCGATTGCTTCACTCGCACCCTCGCCCGATTTCGCCCATAGCATCGGGCTTGCAGTATTCGATCCAGTGGCGGAATCCTTTCGGACACCAAAAGCCCCACTCGCGAGTCTTCGGCCCCACGATGAAAAGCGTCATCGCCTTGAACGATGTCAGCTCGATGCGGTGGGCAAAGCTGGCCGGGCGTACCGTAATCGCGCCTTCTCTCAGCGTGCGAAATGAATGCTGCAAAGCGTCCTTCGGATCGCTGCCGGGCGCGGCGTATATCTCGCGTTGTGTGCCCTGCAAAAGCAGAGAGATGGAAGACCACGGGTGATCGTGAATCGCGCGGTCATCGTCATCGTGGTGGAACAGATGGACATAGACGCCGCCAAAGCGCGTCTTCAGGATGTGCCACCGATCCATATAGGGATCGTGCGAAGGCCCAACCGAAAAGTCGGCCGGGCGCGATGCGACGATGCGAATGCACCACCGCCGCAATAGTTCAAGAATCCATCGCGGACATTGCATGGAGTCGAGTCACCTGATGATGTTTGCAAGATACGGATTGACAGCACTTTCACCAACATCACACGCTGAAGATTTGCCCCCGGAATTGCACCTTGCCCGGCGCGATCACGGCGACAGGCTCAGGCCACAACAGCACGCCCTTGTGGAACGTCAGCACGATGAAGCCAGCGCGGTGATTGCGCGGATTGTCTTCGCTGTAGTCCATGAATTGCGGACCATCAGGATCGGCAAGACAGCCGGTGTCCACGCCGTAGCGCGTTCCGTTGTAATCGTTGAACGGCGTCACCTTCAGCGAATGCAGGTGGCCGGTCACAACGGTCTTCCCAGCGTTCAGCGTATTGTTGTAGGTGGCGTGCGTGCCGCCACGAAAGCGGTGCTTCACCACCACGCTATCGTTGATCCAGCATGACCAAGCCGGTTCCCAAACGGGGAAATGATCACGGAGATGGAAACCGTGGATGCGCGCGTATTCAGGCGCCACGGTCGCAAGACGAGTCTCGAATCTGGCGTCATGGTTGCCGAGCGTCCAAACCTTCCGCGCATCCGGCGCAGCTTCCTCAATCTCGCCGAGGCGTTCCTTGGTGGTCTCAATCTCTTGCTCGACCGTGGGGTTGTCTTCCCAGCCGATAGGCGGATGCCGCGAAATCCTCGCGCCATCGAAAGCATCGCCATTGAAGACGATTCCAACCGGCTTCAGCATCGAGCTGAATTTCACAAACGCACGATGCGCCGTGGTAGCTTTGCCCGGCCAATAGTGGCCATCGCTGCCGATCAAAACGCTGCCGTTCCTCACCTTCATCTCAGCTCGCTGTGGATGCGTCCGATCCGGCCGGAATACGTTTCCGCCGTTGGGCGACCTGAGCTGGCGGCCGATGCGCTTCTCGACGTTGGATCGCCGTAAGTAAACCGAACGCACCGGCATCTTGAATCTGCGCGCCGCACCTTCGGCGCCATGTTTCTCGAAAACGCGAATAAAGTCCCTGTCCGTGAAACGGGGATTCGGCATTCCTTAACTCCGATGCAGATTGAACACGGGGAAGGCGTGCGGCTTATCGCTTCTTTCCTATTTTTTTTCTGAGCGTGCGGCCGTTGCCGCTCAGTTCCATCATCATTCTGATTTCACGAATCTCGTCGATCAGGTCTTGAAACAATCTAAGGAATCTTTCGATGCTCATACGGTCTCCGAGCTGCGATCCAATCGAAGCGAGCGCGGCCGTGGTGGAATTCGTCTTCGCCTGCGCATAGGCGCTCTTGCTCTTGAAATAACCAATGATCGCCACGATCACGCCGCTCAATCCGCTGCCTCCGATCAAGGCGACAGCGATGGCGCTCAGCGCGGTAATGTTCGGATCGGAAGGCGCGGCCATCGTCGGTTATTCCCCGTAAATTGCGCCCAGCTCGAATAAATCCCATGCGCTGTTAAACGCAGCGAAAAACTCGAACAGGAAGAAGACGATCCAGAAGAACGATGTCGGATAAATCTCAGCGACCGGGAAGATGCCGAAAAAATGCATCCCGGCGGCGATACCAACCGCCGTCCAAAACATCAGGCCAAGGATCGAACCTAGAAGCCGCAACAGCGGCGAACGGCGCCAATGACCGTTGATGAGAAGCGCGATGATCCTGATGCATCCGACGCTTACAACGATGGCGCCAAGCGGCAAGTCGCCGCCGAAAAGGGTATTCAACACAGGTGCCGTGACCTGTGGAAATAAAACAGAGACGCCCCACACGATCATCAGGATCGCCAGCATCCATTCGATCAGGCGTGTGCGCATCGTATATGAAGACAGCATAAATGCTCCTTCTGACGCGAAACGCCCCGGCCGAGAGGCCGGGGCGCGCTTTGCGTGCTTATGCCGCCGGAACGCTCTTGGTGTTCCAGCGCGCAACGAGCATCCACACAAACGAGCCTGCCGAAATCGCAAGGCCCGCCAGTTGGACAACCTCATTGCTAAACTGCGTCCACGCATCCTGCGTCACTAGGCCGGGCTTCGCCGCGAGGGCGATGCCAGCCATTTGCAGGAACGTGCGAAGCAGGGCGATAACAAGATCAGAGGTCATTGAGACTCCCCTGTTAGCCGCTTCGTCGCTTACTGAACGAAATGGCCGGTGATGCGGACGCCGTTCACCACGGCGGTCACGGGAGCGCCACGCTTGGCGCCAGCCTTCATCGGAAGCACCGCCTGACAGATAGCCTCAGCAATCGCGGTAACGCCGGTGATGGCGCCAGCCGTGTTCGCGTCGAGGATGTTGGTCACAACGGCGGTTTCGGGGAGGAAGCCGCAAATCGCAACGGCGGCGTCCTGAACCTTCTTCGCCGTCGCAGCGGACTCTTCCGGCGTACAGGCAGCATTGGCGAACGTGAGCGCAGCCGCGCACACGATGCCAAGAATCTTCTTGGTCATGGTTTCCTTCTTTCGGTTTGTGGTTTGAGAATTAGGGCGCACCGCGCCCGATGGACTTGATCACCCAAAAATCATCGCAATAGTCCGGGTTTTCGATGAATGCATATGGCATCAGGAAATACCCGGACCTTCCCCAGCCAGCTCCCCAGCTATTACGGACAATGAACATGCGCTGATCATCGTCATAACCGACAGCCGCGACGGCATGGCCGCCGGTGATTCCTTCATTCGGCACCGGCATCGGCATGACGCCACTGGCCGCCACGGCATCGGACTCAAAGCTTTCAAATACGCTGAAGCCGAACACGAAGGGCGAGCCTTCGGCCAACATCGAGCGGAGCTGATCAAGCGTTTGGTCGAGCCGGAAATATAGCTTGGCGTAATCGCCGATGGCTGCCGCGTGGTTATAGGCATTCGCGTTTGGCGACAGCGAAACGCGAGACACGTCATATGGCCAGTCAGCTTCGGTGCAGGCCGCCCAACGTGAAAGCGACTTGATGCCGTTTCTGATTTCGCAGCCGTTGTCGGCCGCCGGATCACCCTCAAGCTTTCGAGCGCCGTAATAGATCATCAGTCGCGACGGCCCTTGCGGCTTGCCTGTCACGAATTGCGAAAGATCGGCGACGGCATTACCGACGCAGGAATTGCAATTCAGTTGATCGTGTACGGCCGGGAAGCGCGGACTTAGATCGACGCGGGAGGGTAGCGGTGCCTGAGCGCGCGCAAGGGAAAGCCTACGGTCGCGATGATCGAGGCTGTCGCGACGCCAGCCCTTGCGCTTGAAATTCACGATTTGGCCCCGCCAGTGGGCTGCTGCACCTTCGCCAACTGCGAACCAATCGCCGCGACATCGGCCTCAAGCTTCTCGATGCGTGACGCCATATCAATCAGCCCGGCCACGAGAGTCGGGAAATCGAGACCCCATGCGCTGCTGACTGTCTTGACGTGAGCGACCATTTTTTCCATAGGCGCGGCCATGGCGGAATCCTTTTCAGTTGGCGGCGATGATTTTCTTCACCTCAGCCATCACGCGCTGATGAACGATTGGAGTCTTGTCCATCTCTGTGTGGGTGAGGTTCAGCTTGACCCGCTCAAGCGGAGTGCGCGCATTCGGAACGCTGTCGGGCGTGCCGCCGCCCATCGGATCAATGCTCTGATAGTATTGGATGCGGATGCCGCCGCTGTCGGGCACGTATGGCGAATCCTTCGTGGTGTCCACCATCACGAGCAATGCCGTGTCGATGTTGTGCAGCCGAAGACCAGCCGCAATCGACTCAACGGCAAAGCCGCCGTAAGAATGCCCGACAAGAACAATCTTGCGACCACTCGAAAGAGCGGACGCCATCGCGGCGTGCGTAAGGTCGCCGATCACGGCGAGCGGAAAAAGGCTGTTGCCTTCGGCCGTGGCCGAACAGCCGGGGATCGTGTTTAGCTCATTCGCAAGGTCATTCATGCCCGTCGAGAAGACGGCGCCGAACAGCCCGCGAACGCAAAAAGCGCGAACGCGGTTCATTAGTGCAATTCCTGAAGCGCCGATTGAATGGCGCGTGTGGTTTCGTCGCCAACGATGCCATCGACATCGAGGCCGTGTTTCTCTTGGAAATGCTTGATGGCGAGCCGCGTCATGCGGCCAATCGAGCCGTCGATGATGAGGTTTTCGCCGGGCACCAGCTTGTTGAGGTCCGCCTGAAGAATGCTGGCATCGCGAATGAAATCGGGGCGGGAGTCGGGAACGCTTGGCGTATCCGATTTCACCATCACGCCGTAGCGAGGAAGCGCCAGCGACGGATCGCGCTCGACAAGCGCGCAATACATCGGGACGGTGCCAAGCTGGGTGTCGATTGCGCTGGGCGACCAAACGCCGTCAGCGATATATTTGCCGCCGGTGTAAATGTCGGTTCCGGCCATCAGGTAGCCGGTCACGCGACCGCGAAAGCGCGGGCCGAAGCCATTCCACAATTCGTCTTCATACATCTTGGACTCGACGGTCCAACCAATCGTGTCCTTGACGCGATCAATGTGATCGAGATGAAGCGCATCGCAGGCGCCGTCACGCCATGCACGCTCGCCGAAGAACGGGCCGCGCCCGGCGGGAACGTGAATCGTCTTCCGCGAAAGAGGGTCGCCGTTGCCGAGATAGGTGCTGAAATTCGAGCTAGACTCGCGCTCATTGATCGGCGCAAGCCAAACGGCGGGCACGCCGGTTTCGGCTTCCACGTCCTTGTAAATTGGGATCAGCTTGATGAGCCGGTCGGCGGTGCGCTCGATTTCGCTCTTGCGCGTAACGTGCATCGAGTCGAACCATTTGGCGTATTGCGGCGCGAGCGATTCAAAATTCGGTTGCATGGCCTCATCCCCGGAAAAACGAAGGGGCCGCCCGAAGGCGGCCCCATGAATTGACGGTTGGTCGCGCTTCCCGCGCGCGGGTTGGTTTTCCTTACCGTCAGCTTGCTACGGCGAAGACTCGTCGCCGTTTAATGATGTGACTTATCGCGAGCGCCCCAACGTTAGCGTTGGCTGCAACGCCGATGATCGCTTTCACATCGACGTGCGTTAGGGTGCCGACGACTCCGCTCGCGCTCACGCCAAAGCCCGGCGCGATTTTGACCTTTACAGCCAACGCCCCGATGGCAGTATTTGCCTGAACGCCAACATTGTTCGGAGTGTTCAGCTTGACGATGCTGCCAACATTAGAATTGGCGGCAACGCCAATAACCGAAACCACGCGAAGCGATTGAGCCTGTCCGGCCGCCGCCGTGGCAGAGACACCAACGGCGGGAACCTGCGTTGCGCTCGTGACCGCGACGCTACCAAGAGCCGCCGTGGCAGAGACGCCAACGGCGGTCGATCCACGAATAAAGCTTTGCGAACCAACGGCAGCGGTGGCAGAGACGCCATACGATCCAGCAGGCGCAACAATTCGAGAAGGTGAGCCTGCCGCGCCTGTGGCCGAAGCGCCCAGCGGGGTGATCGAAACAGTTGAAAACTGCGCCTGCCCCGGCGCCGTCTTCAGGCCAATCGAAACGCCCTGATTGTTCTGCGTAAAGCTGGCCTGCGTAAATGTGCCAGTGCCGGTCGCCGATCCTGATGTTAGCTGAAGACCGGCAATCGAAATTTCAGGACGCCCAGCAGAAGAATTGCCGTTAACGTCAGCCAGTCCAATCAGCGGAGATTGCGGCGTGTCCGGCGTGTTTGCGCCGGGCCGAACCTCAATCGCTAACCAATAATCATTGCTGTAATTCGGCGTGATCGACGGAACGGTGTGCGTTCCAGAATTGCCATAAGCAGCGACCGCGCTAACGTCGATTGGATTATTCGGATCGACGTTATCAAAATTCAGCAACGCCCAAGCGATACCGTCCGCGCTGCCCGACCAACTTGCGGGATACGCTCCGCTTTCGGAAACACCGGCAAATTTGTAGCCGACCCAAACCCGCGTATGAGATACAGAATCCCAGCTATCAATTAGCGTGGTAAAGCCGCTGACGGGATCGGGGCTGCCGGGATCGGAGCCGGTGGTGTGGATATTCAGAATGGCAACGAGAAAGTCGCCCTGATTGAACGTCCCGTTGGCGACGCCAACGTTGGTCGAGCCGATGGTGACGCTGGTGCCCGTAATAGAACCACCGCCGCCGTTGCAATGGCTCGCCCAATTAAAGACGATGGGGATAGCCGTCGCTGGCGTTGCAGCGGTAGCCTGAACACCGAGCGCGGGCGCGGTAGTGATTTGCCGATCAGAAGGCGTGCCTACAGCAGCGGTGGCGGAGACGCCGACAGCGGTTGTTCCGCGAACGAACGTAAGCGAACCAACCGATGTGGCTGCTGAGACGCCATTGACAGGCTGGCTGTGCGGCTCAGCCGGGGAGCCGACAGCGGCCGTGCCAGCAACGCCGGTCGGCGTCTTGGCGACAATGTTACCAGTGTCGCCGACAATCTTGACGAAGCCGCCCGATCCGGTTCCGATGAATTGGACATTTAAATTCGAGCCAACATCATCGGCGCTATTGTATGTCGAGCCGATAGCGAGACCGGAAAAGTCTTCCGTGAACGGCCCGGTGATATTGCGGAATTCGCACACCGCCGATTCGACATAAAGGCCAATCTTGCCTGACGTGTACGGATTTTCTGTTTCCGTGAACGTGTAAACGGTCGAGCCATTGACCTTGATGACGGCATCGGAACCGTTAACGTCAATCTCAAACGGCATCCACTGGCCAAGCGCGGATGTCGGAACGTCAGTATAAATGAACCGCTGATTTCCGAGATAAGCGGGGTCTTCTTTGTAAAAATCGAGAAGATTCGTTTGGAACGCGACAGCAAAAAAGTGCGTGCTGTCCTGATAGTGCCAAAGAATGTTGCCGACTACCCAAGGAAATTCCGCGTTCTGCGAAATCGTCCGACACTCGCCCTTAATCGTGAACGTGCCTGAATAGGTGTTCTTAGACAGGATGAGAGTCGAATTCGGCGAAGGCGCAGAAAACTGAAGAATATGCTGCGCATAAATCGCACCCGGCACAATGCCGGTAGCATGAACGCCTGTCGGGTTAGCATTCGTCCCGGCGCGCTGCGCAATGCCAGCAGCGGCGGTGCCTGCGACGCCGATTGAAGGCGCAATCTTAACTGTAGGCGCAAGCGATCCAACGGCGGCCGTGGCGGAGACGCCGGGCGGGATCAGCGCCAGAATCTTGAACGAAGCGAACGCGCCAACCGGCTCGCTCGATGAGCCGGGCGTCGCGGTGATGGCGCGCGACGTTGAGGAGTCGGTGGCGCTGCCGCCGCTGAACGTCGCCGTGGCTTCAGGCTGCGTGTCGAAATCTTTGGTAAGATTCGTCCACGTAAACGTGGTGACGCTGTTGCGGGTAGCCGCAACACCAATCGACACGCCGCCATTGACCGTGGTGAGCGTGGCCGCCGGATTCGTCGCTGTCGAATTGTTGTGATCGACCACACCAACCGAAGCCGATCCGGTGATGGCCCACACGCCAATCGAGCAACGGCCCTTGCCCGCGCTATTCGTAACGACAATGTTGCCTGTCGTATTACCGGCCGGAACCGCAAGCCAGAAAAGCGCAACGGTGTCTTGGCTGTTGAATTGCGTTTCGATGCGCGTCATCGAGACGGCGCCGTTTCCATCCCCCGAATCCAGCGTGACGCCGCTGATCGAGGTGGAAACAGAAACGGCCGAAGACGCTACGCCGACGACAACAATCTTGTCGGATTGCACCGCCCCGATGTCCACACCGTTGTAGGTGTAGGTTGTGGCGTTGCTCGTATCCGTAACTTGCGCTCGGAAAGAAACAGCAAGTGCCATCGCTTCCCCCTGCGCATCAAGTCAAAAGGCGAAGGGGCGCCGCGATGAAGCGCAGCGCCCCCATTTTTTTGTTCTTCTTTTTCAGCCTTAGCCGATGCGCAGGATCGCGTTGGACGAGTCAGCGGTCGGCAGAACAACCGTAAACGTGCCAGCCGTCACCGATTGCGTGCCGCCGAAATCATGCACCGACATCGCGCGCGTCGCGGTAGGTCCGCGTTGCGAGGTGTTGTAAATGATCATACCGGCAACGCTCAGCGTCGCGGATGTCCACGATGGATCGGTTGTCCAATCGACGAATGCCGTGGTGCCCGATATGGTCGGCGAAGCCTGCCCGGCAAGCGCCTGTCCGCCAGCGGTATAGCCGGTGCCGGACGCTTCGTCCGAATTGCCCGTTACGTCCGTGTAGTTGGTGGTCGAGGCGCCATAGGTGCCCGCCATGCCCGACTTGATCAGCGCGACCTTGAACACGTCGCCGGTGAAGGTAATCGAGCCGGACGAAATCGTGCCGGTGTGGGCCTTCGACAACGTACAGGTTGTGGACGAGTCGATGGACGCTACAACGGCGCCAGCGGCAATGTTGGTGCCCGACACGGCCATGCCGACCGCAAGGCCGGTGACGTTCGCCAATCCAGTAAGGCCGAATTGGCCGGACGTTCCGTTAACGCCGGTTTTTACGACAGTAGCGTTGAAGCAATGCAACGCGGAGAAAAGATCGCTCTTGAACGATGTCAAGAACGCGGTGGTGATACCAGCCATTGATAGACTCCCCGCCCGTTAAGGCGTTTGTTCTTTTTCGTTTTGTGGAGTTGTCCGCTTATGCGGGCGGGTTACTTGGTAGCTGGCGCGAGACCGCCGATGGGCGATTCAATCCGACGCGCCTTGAACGCCTTCGCGTGTTTGTCGTCGGGATTGGCGTCAGCGTGCCAGCTCCGATGAATCTTCATCGAGCTGGTGAAATGCTGGCTGATCATGCGCCAAACGATTTCCTGAATTTCGGGGCGCGCGAAATGCGACTCGAATGACGTGCCCTTCGCGGCGTCGGCGACGGACTTGAGCGCAGCAGCCTTCCGCTTCTCGACGTGTTCGCGATAGCCGGTGGACAAGCGCGCGGTGCCTTCCTTCTTGAGCGCCGCCGCCTCGTTATCCTGCACGTCTTGATGATGGCCCTCGAAAGCTTCCTGAAGCGAGATGACAAATTTTTCCTTCTCGCGCCGAACCTTCGGCGAGGCATTCGGGCCAAGCACGATCAGGTCGCCAAGCTGGCCAGCCGTAACCTCAGCCCATTTGTCAGCAGGATGCGGGCCGCCATCCGTCACCATAACGGTCGGTGTCATTCTAGGTCTCCTTATTCAGATTGATCAGCGCGTGCCCGTTAGGGTGAACGCGATATTTGAAAGAGTTGCGTCGCGAACGGCGGGCGCGACGATGCTGAGAACATCGCCGGGATTGAAAGTGAACGGGCTTGCGGCGATAAATACCGCCGTCGATGACGACGCGGCGAATTTGACCTGCCCAACCTCGCTGCCGTTTTTTTGCACCGAGAAAATAGAGTCGGCTGTAGCCGCGACATCAGCGACGCCGAGACTCCCGGCAATCGCCGTCGCGAATTTCACCTGCGTCACGAATTTCATCTTGAAGATGATTTCGGACTCAATCGGCCGCCCGGCGATCCACACGGGAACGTCATACGGACCTGACAGGCGATTCCAATTCCCCGCGCCGTCATAAGCCAGCGGATAGAACGTTGAATCGTCAAAGACCTGCCAACCGCCCTCAGGGACCGTGAAGAACCATCCGGTGTCCTGCTTCTCCGCAATCTGATTATCGTGCCCGGCAAATGCGCCAGTTGCACCGGGGAGGACACGGTACTTGGTGCCTGTCGCCTCGCTGCCGGTTGGCGCGGTAACGGCGGAATTGACGCCGATGATCGGAAGCGCGGTATCAAAGACCTGAAGCGTTTGCAGAAGATCGCGAACGCGCCCTGTCATCTCAGTCGGATCGTGACGAAGGCCAGAATCCTCGCGCACCACATATGAGGCGCCGCTGAGATTGCTGCCGGGCCAACCATACGCAAGAACAAGGTGCGTATCGTCGGTGACGGTCTTGATGGTTACGCGGATGCCGCCCGATTCAAACGAGTCGCCAGCAACGAGCGCAAGCGACCATAGCGTGCCTACGCCGGTGACGGCGGTGTTGCCCGATGTGACTGATACCGTACCTGCGCTGTAAAGATCACCGAACGCCATTTGCCCGCCCTATATTGGCGGCCTGCAACAGCGAGTCGATTTCACGCCCGCTCTTGGCGGCGCGAATCTTCTCAATCAGTGCGCGCCGCGCATGTTCACGCCCGGCAAATTCGTCGGGCTTCTTGATGATCGCCTTCGCAAGCAGCTCAACCGCGATGCCGGTGCGCCTGCTTTCTTCGGAAAGCAAAACGGGCGCCTTATTGGCGCCCGCTAGAAAATCCTGAGCCTCGATGCGCTTTCGTCGGTGCGCTTCGTCGGTGTGCGTGCGGGCCATCCCGAAACCGTTGAAATGCGCGTTGACGGCTTCTTCCGCGCTCGCAACCTTGTCAGATAGATTCCGATTGATGGCGATTTTCATTTGAAAGTGATACTCCCAGCCCATTCGAGATAAGGCCAAAGCGCAACATGCACGATGACGTTCCCGCTTTCCGGCGATGAGATTTCCGCCTTGCCGTCAGTCGGCACGTAGGTCGCCTGCGAGTGCCCGTCATCGACAAGAACCGTGGCGCCCGGCGGGATGCCGCTAAACGTAACCTCATCCTTACCGTCGCCTATCGCTTCCATCTTGTCCTGCGTGATCGACATTTTCGGCCGCGAACGCAGCTCGCCGTCTTTCACGTACAAGATGTCATAGATGTCTTTTTCCAAGATGAGGCATTTCATCCCGGCAGAAGCGTACTGATCAACGATGGTCGGCGAAAAGGAGCCCTGCTGCCGCTGCATAATGCGACCGTCATCAGGCGTATAGACCAAAAGCGTTTTCATGCGTATGCCATCCACCTCACGCAATCGTAATAGTGATCATAGGGCGGCGAATTGCGTGGATCGCCGCCCTGATTGAAATTGTACCAATCGACGTGATCCTCAAAAATCGCGGCATAGATGCCTGTTGTCGGCGCTGTATATAGCGTGGTGCCGACGCTGGAATATCCGTACAGGTCCATAGCTGGCGGCCGATAAGTCAGAATGACGTTGGCGCGCGTAGCATCAAATGCACTGGTTGAAACCTGTTCTTCGATGTACGCAAAAAACGGCGGATAAGGAAACGTCTTGCCGAAATATGTGGTAGTCACAGGAATCGCATTGCTCGTTGTGACGGTCACGAATTGACGCCGCACTACCAACGCCATTCCGACAATCGAACGGTTCACAGCAGCAAGCTGCGAATTGAACGTCATCTGATCGAGCGTGGCCGTGTCGGCATCATAGCCGGGGCCGACGACAATGATGCCGTCCTTCGTGACCTTGAGACGCCGACTCATGCCGCGCTCATCCCAAGGACCACATAAACAACGGTTTCGTCGATGGTATAGATGTTCTTGAAAACAATCCTGTCAGTGAAAGGCTGCACTTTCATCACAATGCCAAGCGCCTCGCCATCATTCGGCAAATTGGAATCAAACGCCGGAAGATTGATCCAGCCACCGACAGTTTTCTTCACGCCCCAACCGATAACGGGAATGGATGCCAGCGTGGTGCCGAAATAAACGGTCACATTAGTCGATGCTGGCACGGCCACCGAACCGCGCATCAGGAATTGGAAATTTTTTGCGCCGGTGGTGAGCAAGCACTGATCGTCAGTCGCCGTGAAAACATCAATCCCCGGCTTGCTCAGCCAAACGCCGTAATCGGTGAATGTCGATGTTCCGAGCTGATCATATGGCTGCGTCGGCACAGTATATGCGAACGTATAGAATCGTTGTTCGCCGACTGAAATTCGGAATTCATCAACCCAGCCATTAAACGCATTAAAAGCGCCAGCACCGGGACGGCCAATCGCAAAGGGCGATGAACTATTCCAAAGCGCCGAGCTGAAAACGCCATTTGTGGTGTTTTGGATCACGCCATCAACGAAAAGAAGATAATAATATCCGTTGAACTGAATTACAGCGTGATGCCACGTCGCCCCTGACGTGAGGAATGTAGTGCCCGTGATTAGCGTAGCGGGAATTGTGTTCCCGGTATTTGAGAGCTGCACCCACAGCTTGTTGTTTTCATTGACCGCGCAGGCAATCGAAAAATCATTGCCGCCAGAATCGCATTGGCCGAAGATGTACCTGCGCGTACCGTCGCCGCCGCCGACCTTGAACCAAAAGTCAATTTCCCACGAGGCGGCTGCGCCAAGATTAAAGTCAGCCGAATCCGGCGTGTCGATATAATCGTTTACATTGCCGGTGCAGGCGAGAGACTTAGAACCGAAAACGAATTGCGATCCGGTGGTTGCAATCGCCCCGTGCGCCGTCCAAGTCTTCGCGAGGCCGCCAACGTTCGAGTCCGCAACGCCGCTTTCAAAGTCGAGCAAAACCTTGGTGTAAGAATCATTTCCACCATAGCCGGTCGGGACTGTCCGCGACCTATGCCCGACAAGAAGACGATTGGTCATCGCATTTTGAAAACCATCACCACGAAATCATAGGTGAGGGAATCTACCGGCGTGGTGTTGGTGGGGCGCTGCCAAACCGTAACCTGATTAAATTTCACGGAAGCCGGAAGCGGCACGGCCGTTGTGTCGGCCTCAGTGCTGAGTCCATAATTCTGCGCAGCCGCAAGCGAAACTAGATACGGCGGGTTGCTTCCCGCAAGCGGATTGCTGAAGCTTTGCACCTGATAACGCTGCGAGGCATAGAACGCTGTCCCGCCGAAGGCCGCAATCGAACCGCCGACAACCGGAATATCAACTTGCTCGCCGGTCGAACGATCAATCATAAACAACCGCACGGCTGGCGGATAATCCAGCGGCGCGAAGGGGATCACCACCGGCGGATTAAGGCTCGTGTTCACGAGCCGCGTCACCGACCACAGCCGATATACACTATCCCAATCCGAATTAAGCGACAGCGAATCTTCATCCGTTGTCGGTGGCGACAGCGCATCAATACCGGGGAGCGAACATCGAATGCCGCTCGATGACATCACAACCCTGCGAGTCATCAGTCGGAAATCACAAGGCGGTTATTGTCTAGGTCGAGCTGAAGCTTTCCATCCGCGCTTTGGATCATCCCCGCCGTGAGCAAGCCCACGTTCGCGACGATAGCAGAAAGCGTAGCTACGCTCAGTTTGTCGGCCGTGATCGTGCCGGTGGCGATGATGTCGCCGTTGATAAGAACCTCGCCGCCTGACACGATGAACAGCGGCATAAACCCTACACCATCGGCGGTCGAGCCGACCTGAAACTGATCAGCCTCGATCAGCACTTGCGATGTATGGCCGCCATGCCCGTCATCATACGTGGCGACCTTCAGGCCAGCCTTCGTATTGTTGGACATCACGGTTAGCTCGTAAGAAGCCACCGCGCCGGAAGGTGTCACGCCAACAATGAACGATGCCGTGCCAAGGGCCGTGCCATCATCGAGCGTGGCCTGTAACTCATCGAGCAATTCGACAACAGAGCCGCCGGGGCCAACAGCGGCGATGATCGCCTCGTTGAAGGCGGCCAGCGCATTGCCGTATGACGCCGAAATACTGCGCTTCAATTCCTGCTTATCGAGCGCGTTTGAAGAATCCTGATTGGCGACCGCAAGCGCGAGGGCGGCAACCGTGGTAGTCAAATCGTTGATCGCGCCCATAATGCGATTGCGAACCAAATCCTGAAGCGCGTCATCGAAGCTTGTAAGCTGAACGTCAACAGGAACGGCGCCGGTGGCGGAGGGCACCACATGCTCAGCGCCGGTGGTCATCTGCTGCCAAGCCGTGAACGTTGTGGCGCGTTCCGGCGTTGTCTCGATGGTGGCGCGGACATCGTATTCGGTTGACGCCTGAATACCGGCTGAGATGACGCCCTGCCCCGAAAGGACATTGGAGAATGAGGCCGTCATCACGGCGCCAGAATCATCATCAGTGTGAATGCGATATTCGACGATGACCCGATCAACCGTTAGATCGAGGATCGGAGTCCAGTTGCAGACAATCGCCTGAATCTTAAGGCCGCCAGCGCCCAAGATTGTGCTTCCCCCAATCGAGAAGCTTGGCGCCGTCGAAAGCCGCGTGGCCACTGTCGGAAGCGTGCCAACCGCCGGGCCTGCGGCCGGGGTGACATCCGAATATGCGTCGGACGAAATCTCGCGAAGCGCAACCGTATTCGTGTGATCGGCGTTAAGCGTCGCCTGCGTCACCATCCAAGTCCGATTGCCGTACAGCGCGGAATTCCACTGAATCCAATCGCCCGGCTCAAGCACAACGAATTTATACGGCAGCGTGATCGTCGCCGTCGCCTGAAGACGCGCGAGCCTGCGCGCAATCTCGGAAAGCCTCTGAGCCTGATCGACGTATGGAATCTGCGGCAGGTCGAGCGTTTCAACAAGGCGCTCGCCATCCGTCGCCTCATCATCCGAATTCGTGTTCGGCGGATAGGCGACCTGTTTCCATTGCTGCGAGGGATCGGTGAAGATGCCGAACACGGCATTGAATAGCGACGCGCGCGATTGCTTCGCCGAAAACTTTACGGGCTGCCCCGATACAATATCATCGTCCGTGATCGGATCAGGAAGCGCGAGCGATTGCGCGACGCCAGCGATGGGGGCGAATGCGCCTGCGCGCTCTTGCTCGACACCAGCGCAAGCCTCAAGGAACCGGGTTACAACGTCGCCGTATTGCTCATCAGCGGAGACGTAAGTACCGCACCGGAAACGTGGGTTGCTACCAACGATTTCATCGCAGGCTGTGGCAGCCGCCATGAAATAATCGGGCACAAGATCGACGGGCGCGACACCGCATCCGACAACGAGCTGGGAAGCGACATACAAGCCGCGCCGGAAATTATAGAGCTGCACAATGGGATTTTCGGAAAATTCCCAAGTGGTCTCATCATCCCAACGATGCGCACCCGACCCCCCTGCTGTATCGTCCTTGCGAATATCATAGAGGCGACGCCCACGCACCTCGAAAAGAAACTGCGGAACACCCTGCGGATACAGGTCGGCATCATATTTCAACCGGCAAATGATGTAGCTGATGCCAGTCAGCTTAAAATCTGATGTCCACCGCCCAGCGGGGTTTGCGTTGGTGACAAGATTCGCGTCGGCGGTTTGGCCGCTCTTGCCAAGGTAAAAGTCGAGCGTGAAGCCGGTAAACCCATCGACCGTGTAATGCTCAGCGTAGGTCGAGCTAGATGTGCGCGTGATCGTCTTGCGCACGCCATCAACCCAAACCGCGTCGATGCCATCGTGCAGGCCGTCGCCGATGGCGAAGACCATTTCAAGATAGGCGTTATCTGCGCCGTAGGTGTTGAAATAGATGAGCTGCCCAGCGACGCCCTGCTTCCCGAACACCGATCCGCGCGGAACATCACCGCCCGTTTGCAGCGACGTTTGAACGCCAGATGTGGAAGCGACTGACGACGCCTTGGTTTTCGTGAGTGCCTTCGCGGCATAGCTCAAGCCAATGCTGAGACCCGCAAGGGTCAAGGCCGTCACCACCGCCATGCCTGTGATAGCGGCGCTCGCGAGAGCGCCGACAATAGCAACAGCGATGATCGCCATTATTTACCCCACGGTGTAGGCGAACCTCGCTGCGTTGAGCGGAAGCCGGGTAAGCCCGCAAGGTGCCATGCCGATGATTTTGTGGCCGTCGAAAATAATCGCGACCTCGTTTTTTGTATTTCCGTCGATGGCAACACCGATGTCGCCTGCGCGCGCCATTGATGCTGACGTGCGCGGGCAAACCGATGAGAAGACATCTGCGATTGAGTAGAAGCCAAGGCGCAACATCACGCGCTTGGAACCGAATTCATTCCGCCATACGCGGTGCGATTCAAACGGATCGACGCCCGTGATCGCCTTCATTGTGTCGAGCGCGAGCGTCACGCAATCGGCGCTGCCCCACTCGAAATCACGCGATCCATATGCGGCAAGGACGGCATCGAACCGTCGCCGCCAATCAGGAAGCCGTGCCGGTAACAACGCCGCCGCTCGTTTGACTGGCCGGTGTTGCGCGGCCCCAAAAGATGTCGAGGCTCGCGGCCATTACCGCGTGCGATAGACCGCCATCGTTCGAGTCAATCGTTTTCTGATCAGCGTCATCGCGATTGCGAAAGCCGTGCTTCGTATTATCGCGCGCTTTGCTTTCGAGATTCACAACAAGCTGAGCATTGCCATTGATGTTCTGATCGTGGTCGATGCGATCCAGATAGCCGCGATAAATCTTCTCCACCGAAATCAGAGCGCGCGTGTCGATGTCCATATACGCGCGATAGATCGTTACAGGCCGTTGGTGATACGTCTCGCCCTCGATGGTCGCAAGCGTGTCCGGTGTAAGGTCCGAATTGGGAACAGCCGTCAGTCGAAGAACCAACGGAACGGCGGACAAGTCCGAAACCATGCTGATCGGATCAACCGAGATAAGCGAACCGGCGCCGACATAATCGACGCCGTTGAACGTCAGCGTTCCGTAACCATCCCAAAAGCCATAAAGGCCGGAATCAAAATCGAATAGCACAAGGCCGCGCGCGACAATGTGACCGGCGGCGAGCGATGCCAACGTGCCGGAATCAAACGTGCGCATTATGACAAATCCTGTGCGGCCTGAAACGAAACCGGCGATGTGTAGCCGGAAACATCGCTAGACCAAGTTTGAGGAACGATGCGCATGACGCAAACCGGCTTCACGAGGTTGGCGGCAATCGGCGAAACTGGCGCTGTCCCGCGCGGGAACGGCTCGACCGCAAAGCTGACAACGCCGCTGCTATTGGCCGCGACATCCTCAAGAGCGCGATGCAGCGCATACTTGCCGCTGAGAATCCAGCCGATCATATCGCCCGGCTTCACCATGTACCCATTCGGCAAATTGCCAAGCGTGATCACGTTTCCGCCGGACCATGTATTCAACGCGCACGTTCCATCGAACGGCGTTGATCCATCATAGCGAAGCGCAGGCAGCGAGCCGCCGATGTACGCCAGCGGCGATGGCGCGTCGGGATTGTAGCCGTAAAAGCTTTTCCCGGCGCCGCGTAGCGAATCCCGCCATGCCGCCCACGCGCCGCGCTGAGCTGGCGTTAAGTCAATGGTGGTATATTTCGCCGTCCACAACGGCTCACCAATCTCAGCCGACTGAACAGCACCGCTGCCGAGAATGTTGTAGCCTTCCTGCCGGGACAGGTCGAAAGTGACCTGCTTGAATTTGTCGATGCCTGACGGGAATGAGCGCGGATAGCTGATTGTCATTATAGCCCCCGCACTCGCCTATCCTTGGCATCAATCACCAGCGGAATGATTTGCGGAAGAATTTCAGCTTTCGCGCGCGCAACGATTTGATCGGCAACGCCCTGCGTCGCCCCCCGCGCATCAATCGCAAAATGGATGTGAATGTCGCCGCCACCGGCGCCGCGAGCGACAACGCCAAGCTTGCCGCCGGGGCCGCGCGCGAGAGGCATGATCGCCTCATCGCCAGCCTCAGCCATAATGCCAGTGCGGCCATCGGCCATGCCGAACATCGTTGGCGACGAAATCACGCCGCCGCTCGCGAACGGAACCAAACGGCCATTCGAGAAAACGTTACCGTTGGCCGAAGCGACCAAACCGCCGCCGCTCGACGTGCCGCCTGTCGGCAAAAAGGCGCCAAGGATCGCCTGAAGGCCCTTCGCAATCGGCGCAGCAATGAGCATCTTCGCGACCATCTCATCAATCGCCTTGATGATCACGAGGCCCATATCCTTGAAAGCGTCGCCTGTGTTTTTTGCGTGCGTCGCTAGATCGACGAAATCGGAGCTGATGCCGTTGGCGATGCTAGTGCCCGTGGTGTCGAGCTGCGTCCGAAGGCTGCCGGATTCAATCTCAAGCTGCTTCAAACCGGGAAGCTGCGCCTTGAGGATTTCCTGCTGCTTGATGGTGTCTTCAACGGTCTTCTCATAAGCAGCCATCGCCACGCCGACATCCTGAAGCGTGATTTGGTGCTGCTTATAGAGCGTATTCAGCTCAGCCATCTTTGTCGCGCGAAGCTGATCGGCCGTGGCAAGACCGTTCGCGACAAGAATCTGCGTGTCGGCCTGCATCTTCTGCGAGACCACGGACGCTAGCACGGCGGCCTGTTCATCGGCAGTAATCTTCACGCCGCGCTGACGCGCAGCATTCAACTCATCCTGCTTCTGCTTCAGAAGATCAGTCAGCGGGGCGCCCGCGCCAAGGATGCTGTTGCGCTGGCTTTCCATTTGGATCGCGTACTGCAATCCCTCAGCCGAAACCGCCTTCTTGTATTGGTCTTCGGTGATGATGTGCTTGGAAAGCGAAAGGTCCAATTCCTTGATGCGCAGATTGTATTGATCGTGCGCCGTCGCGGCGGCACCAATCGCCGACACCATCTCGCGATATACGTTCAACTCGCTTTGCAGGTCTTCGGTGGTCTTCTGCTGAGCGGGCTGCGCGATGCCGCTCAAGTTGAGCTGCGGCGGATACGCGGGAGTCGGCACAAGGTTGGGAACGAATCCCGTTGAGCCGGGCGGCGATGCGAGCGCCGCGCCGGGTCCACGGCCGGGCGCCGTGCTATTGAAAAAGGAAATCAGGTCATTCCACGCCTTCGTGAGCGTGAAGCCTTGCAGCTTGTCAACGATGCGCTCATCAAGATCGAGGCCGCGCTGCCAAGTGGACAGAACGGATTCGGAAAACCAATTCGCAATCTTATCCTGCACGCGGCCAGATGTCGCCTCGATTCCAGCGAGCGCATCCGCAAGCTTCTTAACCTCATCATTCGCGATTGTCGGCTTGCCGGACAGATTGCCGACGCCACCGGCGCCGTTGATGGATTGAAGGATCGGCGCAATCGCCTGCGCGCCGCGACCGGCGGCAGCCTGCAAGAGCGCGCCGCCCTTCTCGCCCGCCTGCGCATAGGCGGCGGCGAGGATGTTCAATTCGTCGGCCGTGGTCTTCGCCGACTGAGCCTGCTTCGCCAGCTCAGGATTGATTTCGCGCAGAAGATCGAAATAAGGGCCTTGCGACCGGCGCACCTCATTCAACCGAACATCGAATTGGTCGATGGCGCGCGACATCGCGTCGCCATTGATGCCAAACTTGGCGGCCTCGATGTTCAGCTTTTGAATCTGATCGGTGGTGAGGCCGGTGGTGATAGAGAATGATTGCAAGCCCTGCGCCTTGCGCGCGAAATCGACAGCGGCATCACGCGCCGCCTCAAATGATTTCACCACGCCGCCAAGAACGGCAGCAGCGCCGAGACCCCACGGACCAAGACCCGCGAGCGCAACTCCAACCGGGCCAAGCCCGGCCGACAGCGCAACGAGCTGGCCCTGAACGCCCTTGATCGCAGCCTGAAACGCATTGACCGGCTGCGGTTGAAACTTTTTCGTCGCCTTGTCCAAGGCATCCGCATATTGCGCCTGCGTGATCACGCCCTGATCCAACGCCTTCGTCAGAACCGTATGCGCCTGCGCAAGCTGCTGCGTCGAGCGATAGGTTGGATCAATGCGGCTCAGCAGCCGGTCATACGCACCCGATGCATTGATTGCCGACTTGGAAACGGAATCCGTTTCCTCAGCGACCATGCCCATCGAGTCGGCAAGCTGACTCGCTTGCTTGTTGGCATCATCGAAGCCCTCAGTTTGGGCCTTGATCGTAATGGTGCGGATTTGGTCTTCGGTGGCCATGGCATAGCCTCTTTTTTATTTTTGCGATGCAAGCCATGCTTGATCGAGGATTCTGATGGTCCACAAAAACCAATCGAATATGTCCGGCTCATTGAAGCCGTACCGTTGCGCGTAGGCGTTGATCGAGGAAAACATGATCGGGCCGATAGTCATTCCGACTTGCCGATCAGTGTTCAGCTCTTGAAACGCCCTATAGAAGACATCCATTCCCGGCGGCAGAACGGGCGGGATCGCATCTTCAGGAATCGGTTGGCCGCGAGACAGCGCGGCTTGAGCAATGTCGAGTGCGTGCGGGCCGAAAACAATTTCCCATTCGACCCGCGCCCTCAGTTTTTTGCGACTTGCTCCTGCGTGGCCTTCTTCTTGCTGAGGATCGCGGTGGCCGCCGCGTTCACCGACCAACGAAATGCGCGCAGGTCGGGATCAAGGATATATTCTCGCGCCTTGTCCTTGCTGTAGGGGATTGGCTTTCCGTCATCATCTTCCAAACCATCCCAATCGACCAAGATGGTCTCAATGAGCTGTTCGGAAAGATTCGCTTCCTCGATTTCGTCAGTCTTCTGAAAACCGCTGAGCGCGGCCTGCTTAACGGCGAGCGCCTTGTAATCAGAATTCCCAATCCCGCGCACCTTCAACCTGAGGCCGGGAATGAAGGGAGCGTCAACCCAATCGCCATGCTCGATGGCATTGGAATCAATCTTGATGTCGGTGATCCTCATTGAATGACCTTTGGAGTCGAGAAGCCGCGCGCCGGGATGGCGCGCGGCTCTTTTTCGTTATGCGCTCGCTGGCAAATACCAGTAGCGGCCGACAGCGGCCGTGTAGCCCATCGTCGGATGCTTTGACGCGCTATACGTTCCGTTGAACATGCGGTCGGTATTCTTCGCCGTCACGGGCGAATCGCCGCTGATTTTCGTGTACGGAACATCAAAGACGTAGCTCTGCCGGGGCGATGCCGCATAACCGGCGCGGAACATCAGCGATGACGGCGTATCGTTCAGCACCTTGTTGAGCAACGTAAGGTCGCCGAAATATGCCGTCAGCGGCCCGCTCACGGAAAACTCGCCGTTGCGGATGCCAACACTCGACAGCGAGGCAACGGCCGGTTGCCCGGCCAAATTGTTCGCAATCTGAAATCCCAACTCCATCACGAAAGATGGGCCGGTGATAGGCGATCCGCCTTCGATCAGCTCAAGGATGTTGGACGCCGAATTCATCACCGGAAAGGTGGGCGCCGCTACATCGGTTGCGCCGGACGCGCGGACGGTGCCCGCGCTGGCACCAAGGCCGACAACATCAAACTGAAGATCAATGACGGCGTTCGCTTTGACCGTGGCGCTGAATTTGTCGAATTGGCAGCCACGGAAATACTCATACGAGGGCGACACCAAGTCTTGCTGCTGACGCTCGATGGTGAATGAACGCTGCGTCACGCCATTCTTCACCTGATCGCCAGCGAAGACCTGCACGGTCTTACCCGTGCCAGCGTCCGTCGCCCACGAGGGCGGCAGCACGTTGAACGTAAGCTTGTTCGCAGCGATGGCCTTGATTTGCGCCCAGCCATTGCACCCGGCGGTCGCAAACTGATTGCCAGCAATATCGCCGCCAATCTTAACCCACTCGCCGACATTCAAGCCAAGCGTGGTGAAATCGAGCGACGTTGACGTGATGCCATCAGCGACAGCCACAAGATCGCCGCTCGCGCCCTGAAATCCGACAACGCGCAGATACGCGCCAGCCGGGACAGAAGCTTCAGCGGTAAACGAAGACGCCGGAAAGACAACGGTGGTCGCGCTCGACGAAGCAACGCGCGACAGAATGCCGTTATTGCCGGGCGTCGCAAAGCCGTTTGTCAGCACGAGCATCCCGGCTTTGAACGCGGCGCCGCCGGAATCAACGGTCGCGGTGGTGGTGCTGAGGTCCGAAATTTCGGTGTCAGCATTCACGCAAGCCTTATATGGCTTGTTCGCCCACGTTCCCTGAAACGTCGCTTCAAGAAAATCGTCGAAAGCCTGAAACGACAGCTCATTGCCAATCGGGCCTTCATTCGTGAGGCCGACAAGAATCTGATCGGCAACCTGCCGGTCGGCTTGCAGCTCATTGCTTTCGGTGCGGTTGGGCGAGAATTTCAGGCCGCTCGACGTGAGGCGAATCGCCTTCATCGCGGGGCTGGCAGGCGTAACGCCCGGCGTCACCTCAGCCACATAAGCCGAGGCTGAACGATTGGTTGAACCCATAGCAGGTCTCCAAATTCTTTTTTTTGTTTTCGCAGGATCGCCTTGCCCAAGGGCGGCTTAGGCTATTGCGTCATCCAAGCTCATCGAAATAGTACGGAACAGCGAGCGAAAGCAGATAGTAATTGCCGTCGCCGTTGTTATCGTCGAATGCTGGCCCTGATGGCGTGAGACACATCACGCCGCTAAATTGAACGGCGCGAAAAAGTGTTTTCAATTCCTCGATGAGCGTCATCGCGTCATCGACTCCGGTATCTCGATTTGCGCTCAGCACCAGCCTGATGCCGCCTTCCTCGCGGAAGGTGCGGGCGCCAATCTGCGCCATGCCAACATGCTGCGAATTCGAGACCGGATATTGAACGCTGAGAAAGTTGCCGCCGTCATTCGGCGTCGATGCCTTCTCATTCGGATACACCACGGGCAGCCCATTCCAAGTTTCGCCGATCCGCGCGCGGACGGCGGCCTGCACAGCCTGCGATGCCATTGTTATTTCACCGTGATGAGAATGGCGGGGTTGCGCGTATTCCGCTCAAGATCGCTTTTCGACTTTCGCGACTGAAGCCCGCGCCGGGTTTGTTTTGCGACGGATGCCCATTTGGCCAAGTCAGTATCGCCGCCGATCACCGACTGATAAGTGAAACGAATCTTGGCGAGGCTTCCATACCTCTGCGCCGCAAGAGCCGCGACCACCTCATAAACGCCTTCCGGCGCCTGAGCTGATTCACCGCTTTCAATCTTGCGCGCATACGGCTCGACATTCACGAAAGCGTACTGACTGGCGTTCGGGATCGCTCCGCCAACATCAGTCTCAATGCCATCGGCATAGAAACGATGGCCGCGCCCATACCGGCCGCTCTTGACAGGCGAATGCGCGATGAGCTGGCTGTCGATCCACTGGAAAAGATCATCGACCAACTCAAATTCAATTACGATTGTGCCATCAGGCTTGACGGCGTGGAAATCTTCTGTTTGCGCGCCGTCAACGAAAATCTTGTGTTGCGGCTTTACGCCGCTGATGGCTTCATTCTGAGCCTCAGCCGACTCGAATACCTGTTCTGCATAATCAGCAATTTTCTCGCTGCGCGCAGCATCGCTTAGGTCGGCCGGAAATAGCAGCTTGATGTCGCGGTCAAGAACCTCGACCTTGCTTGAAATTTTGACAGCCATCAGCCCAACAGCATCAGCTCGATGCGGACAACGCCTTCTTCGGTTTTCACCAGCTCAGCCACATCAATCGCGCGAACGCGACCCTGCACAATCAGCTTGTCGCCCTTGCGCGGATAAAGGTCGCATTCGGCCGTACTGCCATCGCCCGGCCAAGCACCGTTTGAATTCTTGATTTCAGTCGGCGACATAATCGCCACGAGGTCATACTGCGCCATATCGTTGACAAGGAGATTGGCGCGCAAGCGATACGAGCGAACGTTAGCGCGCACCGGCAGGTCGTTATTCGTGGTCGGTGACTTGCCGACCAACCGGCGCAGAATGCAATCCTCGCCGTCTTCCTGTAGCGCGCTGTCGAGGTCATCAACCTGTGACATCTCGCACCTCAGCCGAACGCCGGGCGGCGCCACTCAGTAAGCAGCGCGTCAACCTCAGGCGGAAGCGCCGCATTCTGGCCAACAGGACCAACCCAATAATCGCGTTGAATGACGTTCGGCACATTCACGCTTTTCACAAGTGGATCGCGCCGGGCAGAGGCGCGCATATGGCGAACGAAAATAGTGCAGGCACGCGCCAATTCTGGCGGCGAGCTGCCGGGAAGACTGTAACCGCCCTGATAGGTCACGGTAATATCGCGCGCCCACCAATCGCGAACAGAGCCGCCCGTAAGGCGGTATAAAATCCCGGTTTCCTTATCAACAGAAAAGTCGGTGTCTTCTTCCAACGTGATTCCGTCTTCCGTCAAGGATTCGATTTCGATGACGGGAAAGCGCAGCAGGTTCAGCTCAGGCGAGCCACGGCGCTGAGTGCCAAACGCAATAACGTGCGCAAACGTTTGCGTCACATCTTCGGCCCCGAATACCGCGTTACATTCTTTTGCAATGATCGCGCTCGCTTGCGTGATCCATGTAGCGAGCTGCGTATCTTCGGCCGTTCCAGTGATGCCGAATTCACCCTTGACCGCATCGCGCGTGGTCAAGTCAATCGACGAGGCTGGCGTGTTGACCGTCAAAAAGCTTTTCATCGCCCCACCTCAAGAAAAAAGCGACCCCGGCCACGAAGGCCGGGGCCGTCGCCCCATGAACGGGCAAGTATTACGTACCGATGCAAACCCAGCCGACATTCTTGGCGGCGGTGCCAGCAATCGGAGTCGCATCGCCGGAAGCCGTGGGCTTCCATACCTTAAGCGTGACGTGACCGGCCGTGCCGCCCGATTGCGTCGGGATCACATAGGAAACAACATTGGCAGCCAGCGACGGGTCTTCGGCGAGATTCGCCGCGCACGCGATCACGGTGGTAAGGCCCGTGGTCTTGTCGAGCGTGCCGGTAACGGCATCGACGCCGCGCGCAACCTTCAGAACGATACCGTTCTGCTTGAAGACGCCGCCGGACTTGATTTCGAGCGTGCCGCCGACGCCCCAATAAGCGCCGCCTTCCTGCATATAGTTCAGCGTCGAATACTGCGCCGCCGCCGCGCCGCCGAGCGCGCCAATGATAAGCGCAGCAAGAGCGATCCTGAGGTGTTTCATTTTTCTTGCTCCATTGCCCGACGCGCGGGCGGAAACTCACCCGCCGTTTCCGGCGGTCGCTTCACCGCCCTTTCGGACGGCTCATAGCGAAATGGTGTCGCTCGATCAGCCTTCATCAACTTGATTGCCTGCCCTTGCGGGAGGTCAACTACGGAGCCGGTGCGAAGCTTCACGAGCATGAAAAGAAAAACGGCGGGCCGAAGCCCGCCGTCCCTATTTTGGTGGTGTGGATTACGCCTGCGTGAGCGCCTTGACCGCGCCAGCGTCCAACAGCTCGCCGTCGAAACGGGTAAAGCCGATGAAGCCGATTTGGTCCGCCTCAGCATAGCGTTCCGTCAAGCGACGGATGCTGAACTGAAGCACCATGCGGCGCACGTAGCGATTGAAGGCGCCGAAAATGACGCTCTTGTTGCCCGTGGTCGCTTCGGCCATGTGCTGATTCACCGAATAGGCATAGCCGCTGATCGTGGCAGGCTCGCCCGCCTTCACGTCCGCCGGATTCCAGATGTACCGGCCCTGACCGTCCTTCAGCTTGCGAAGGATTTTCAGCGTGGTGTCGGTGAACATCCAACGGCAAGACGGATCGTTGCGGTACGCCGGATCGACGCTGTGTTCCAGCTCAATCAGGTCATCGAAGGTGACACCCGACGCGCTCGCGGCCGTAACGCCGCCGCTGGTGGCGTGAACGATACCATTCGGCTTGGACGAGCCATCGCCGGTGGTAAGGTCGCGGTTGCCCTTGCGGCCGATACGCTCAGCCATAGCATCACGCACGATGGTCTCGACATCAAGCGCGGCGTCCTGAAGCAACTCGTTGGACACCAGCACAACGCCGGAGGTGTATTTCCACGCATCGAGCGACTTGGTGCCGAACGTCAATTCAGCGGTGCTGACGGCCGTGTTTTCGGCGATCAGCGCGCCCTCGTTGGAGGTGTCGTCCATCGACGGCCACGGGATCGAAACGCCGGTGGACGTATTCAGGACGCGGACAATATCCGGGTCCATCATCGGACCCCACGCCTTGAGGGACTTGATCAGCTCAGGCATAAAGCCGGTCGGCACGAGGTAGCCGCCGTCCGAACCTGCGGCGCCGCCGCCGGTGGTGGAGATGCCCTGCCCCAAGAAGGTGCGAGCCTCAGCCTGCGCGCGCCGCATAATCTGCCGCATGTCAGCGGGCATATCGGTGAGGCCATAGCGCAGGTAATAATCGAACGCCTTCTTGCGCTGCACGTCATCGAGCGGCGCGGGCTGTTCCTCAGGAACCTCGACGGCAGGCACCGAGCGGTCTTCGCCCTTCGGCGTCCGAACCGGATCGGCAACAGCGTTCAGCGCATTCTCGCGCTTAATCTGTTCCTGCTCGCGCACGGCAAGAGCCTCAAGGCGGTCATACTCCGCCATGGCCTTGTCATGCTGTTCCTCGATTTCCTTCGCCTTCTCAGGCGTGGTATCCGAGCCGATGCTTTCCATCAGAGTGCGAGCGTCGGCGACAGCTTTCGCCTGCGCGTCACGAATCTCTTTGAGAGTCATGGTTTTCTTCCCATTTTTGTTTGTTTTGGGCCGCCGTTATCGGCTGCCAGCTTGTTGTGTGCCTTGCCCAAGGGCGGTTTCTGGCAATAAGAAAGCCGCGCTTAGCGCGGCCTCTATCTGCGAGCGCGTTCAGCGCGCGCGGAATCTCAATTTTTGCTGCATCCTCAATCGCGCCTGCAAAAGCTGGCCGACCGGCGATAGCGTCGATTTCGCCGCTTCACGCTCCTTGCGGTAGCTATCCAATGAGCGCAGCGCGGCTGACGTGTCTTCATACGCGGGATAAGTCACAATGCTCACATCAGAAAGATCGCACCTGAGCAAAGTGCGAAGGGGTAGCGCCTTGGGATCGGATTCATCCCATTCCTCTTTGCGCGCACGAAACGCAAATGAGCATTGCGTCACGTCGCCGCGATCAATGCTCGCCATCAGGTCTTTCGCCCATTGCGTGTCGGGCGGCGTAACCTCGAAAGCGAGTCCCTTGTCATCCTCGCGAAGCACGAGCGTCCCGGCAGTATTCCGCCCAAGAACGAAATTGGAATCGTGGTTGAACAGCGCGCGCACGTCATCGCTGCCGATAGCGTCGGCAAATGCGCCGGGCGCAATCTGTTCGCGGAAATAGCCGCCAATATCCGTAATGGAATTGAACACGGCAGCATAGCCGACAATCTTCTTCGGCTGCCCATCGGTAGCGCGCATCTCGACAACGCCGATTGCGCGTACCTCTTTCTTGGTGTCCGGCATATCACTTGTCCCCGGTCTTATCGCTGGGTTGCCCCTGATCGACGGGCTTCTTCCCGGCGCCAGTGTCTTGCTTTTGTTGCTGCTGCTGGCCCGCACTTTCCAGCGGCACCGATGCACTGTTGATGTAAAGCTTGTCGCCGCCGGGAAGCGGCGGCAATCCTTCCTTGGCGCGCGCTTCGTTCGGCGACAGCACGGCGGCGGAAACGGCGTTGGAATAGCCTTCCATGCGAGACATAAAGTCGCCGCGCAGCAATTCGTCCTGATTGAATTTCACGAATGCCTTACGATTGCGCGCGGAAAAAAGCTTGGCGTTCAGCTCTTGCTCGATGGCCGTCAGCCAATGCATCAGCGTATGCTTCACAAAGCTTAAATCGGCCTGTTCAGCATTCGAGTAGGTCGCGCGCGAAAGATCGTGAAGGAAGGTCGGCGGCAGATTGTAGATTCGCGCAACCTCTTGAATCTGGAACAGTCGCGCGAGCAAGAGCTGGCCCTGTTCGGGATTGAAGCCAACCGGCGTCAACTCGTGGCCGCCGGGCAAATACACCATGTTGCGATTCTGCGCGTTGGCGTCGCGCACCGCTTCAAGAACATCGTTGGCGGCGCGCTTCACGGCCGCCGCCGTGGCGGCCGGTCCTTTTAAGGCAAGCGGCGGGACGCCACCGTTGGCGAAATACTTGGTGGCGTATTCCTGCGCGGCAATGCAGAGCGCGAACGTGTCGCGCATGTTGGAAACGAGATTGATGTGACTGATGACATCGACATCCAACAGGAATGGAATGTCGATGATTTCGGGCGCCTCGTATGTGATCAGCCGCGTGTTCTGCGTTTCGCGGTAATCATAGAATGTGCGGCCGTTCTTGCGGCGGATCGTAACGCCCTTGGGATTCAGCGGCCATAGATTGACAACGCGCTGCGCAACGTTGCGCTCGATGTATGAGAATGAGCGGCCCGTCAGCAACGTGCCATTCATCATTACCTGACGCCATTTGAATGACGTGAGGCAATCTGAATTCACCTCATCATGGATGATCGTGTAAAGCGGATTGCTTTCATCGACCATCGGCCCCTTTTCCTGATCGACCTTGTAAAGATCGAGCGGAAGCGACGCGATGGTGCCGCCGATGAAGCTGACAGCGCAAAGCACGGCCGGAACGGAAAGCGCCTTCGCAGGCGTTACCTCAATCCCGTTCGCCGCCGAATACCAAGCGCCAAAAAGCTCGCGAAGGGCTGCCGGGTCCGAAAGGGAGACCTGCGGATTTTCCAGCGAAATGCGCGCCTCAGCACCGGCGCTCACGCGCCTATCAAGGCGTGACAGGATTCCCATTGCGCAGCCCTTTTTTTATTTTCATTTTTGTCTTGCGCTTGCTTGATGCACAAGGATTGCGCCGGGCACGATGTAGGCCATCGGCAAATAGATCAACGCGCAGCCGTAGCAGATTAGGCCAAGGCCGATCAGGAAAATCAGGTCGCGCTCATCAACGAATGATTTCAGCGACAACAAGAATTTCCGCGCCATATCGCTTCCTCACTTTTTGATGGAAAAGCCCTCATTCTCATAAGGAGACTTGAGGGCGCCCATCGCTTCTGGATTCAAACTCATCAACGATGCCGCATTGAAGGTCGCCATCAGCGTGTCGATTTTCGCCTTACCGGCCGCCTGCTTCGTTATGCTGATTGCATTACCGCGCGGCTCAGCCTTGGCGTTGCCAACGCACCAAGCCATAAGCGCCTGCCCGGCGTGGGTGAACGTGCGTTCGGCCAGCTTGCGCTCAAGCGCCTTGATAGCGCCGTTCAGCTTCCATCCTTGCGGGACGCCAACGATGCGCGTGGTGTCCAATCCCATCGCCGCGATTTCATCGACGATTTGCCCGATGCCAACCGGGTCAACGCCGATGGCATTTTTCTCAGGCAGGATTCCAAGCGAGTCGATCCACGCGACAATCTCAGCAATCTGCCGAACGTCGCTGCCCAGCTCTTTCACCACGGTCAATTCGCCATCCTGTTGAAAATCCAACAGGCGCGCTGCGATTTCCTTGCGGCGCTCAAACACGGACTGATGCGCCCATGTGTGCGACCAATGAAGCCATTCGCGGGTTTCGCGATCACGGCCAATGAATGCGAGGCCCAAAAGATCGTCGAGGCCGCCGCCGTCAATTCCAAAAACGCCGACATCCGAGCGCGAGATAATCTGTTCAAGCGTCAGCTTGGTGTCGCCCATCGCCTCCCAAAAATCGGCGCCGGGCCAACGATCATCTGCGAGCGCAAGACCAATCTCGATATTCAAATGCTGTGATGCCCAGCGGCGGTATTCCTGTTCGCCAGCAAACTTGGCATCGCGGGCATCTTCAACAAGGCGCTCGATGGTGAGACCGCATCCAAGATTCGGCGTCACCATCGGCCAGTTCTTCGGATTTTCCCATTCGCCGGACTTGATCATATCCGCCGGGAATTCATAAAGCAGCGGGAGCATCGCGCCCTCAATCCGACCGTCGCGGATTGCGCGCGCCTTACTCAACTCGATCCTGAACACGCCAGCGGGCGGCCGTTCGGATTGCGTAGTGATGAAAATAAGAAAGCCTTCGCTCTGCGAGATAATGCCACCGCGTAGCTGTCCAATTACGCGGTCGGCGTCAGCCATCGACGAAATTTCGTGCAGCTCATCAATGAGAACGCCAGCAGGCTTGGCGCCGGTGACAATCTTGGTGTCGAATGTTTTCACCGACAGCATCGCGCCGTTCATACGGTCGATGATGCGCTTGCGGTGATCCTGAATATGCATCCGCTTTTGCAGATACCCTTCAGGGTCATTCTGAATCATGCCAACCGCTTGCTCAAAAGCGCGGTCGGAAACCGTTTGCGTCGGGCCGATCAAAAGGAATTCAGCGCGCGGCCGGATGTTCAGCGCCAACGCCGTGACCATAATAGCGGCGCCATTCGTGGTCTTGGCATTCTTCTTCGGCACGAGCTGGAAAATCTCGCGCACATGCCTGATCATCGTATCCGGGTCGAGGGAACCGAATAGCGCGCGAACGGGATCGTAAATCCAATCTTTGCCGACATCCGCGAACGATGGCGTGCCGACAACATCGGGAATGTGCAGCTTGCCGAAGACAATAAGAGCCTTCCGCACCTGTTCATCGTAAAGCGGCAAATCAGGCAGTAATGATTCGCGCGCCCTAATGCGGTCTTCCCAATCAGGGCACGCAAAATTCCACTTTTTCATTTACTGACGCGACGGCGCGGGCGACTTGCCTAGAACATCTTCCCAGCTCGTGCCCTTGGCTGCGGTCATCGCATCGGCCGTGGCCTGCTGTTTCCTTCCAAGCGGCGTCGCTGCCTTATTCGGATTCGGAAGCTTCGGCGGCGCGTATTCGTACCAACCGGCACGGCAAGCCAGCCAGTATTTTTGCGCACCAAGCTGCGGCTTGATTTCCTCGCGGATCAGCTTGCCCTTGGCGTTGTATTCGGCCGGGCGCCCGACCGCGTTTTCGTAAAGCGCGTGCGCCACGCGCCTACTCGCGCCCTCGACGCCTGCGGCAATCTCTGCGGCGAAATGCTTGCGAAAGGTCTTCTCATCAATTTCGAGAATCGCGCAGATGTCGGCTTCCTTGCCGCCAAGCGACAGCTCTAGCTCGACGTGCCTTCTGTCCTTTTCAGTCGGCACATATTGCGGGCGCCCCATTTTGATTCTCTTTTTTTGTTCTTGTTATTTCGCATCCATCGTCGCTCACAAAAAAATTCAAAAAGTCGAGTCAAGTAAATTTTTTTTCGCAATTTCACGGCGCAAACAGAAAGGCGGTCGCCGCTAAGTCATTGATTCTCGAAATTCTGAAAAAACTCGTTTGCTATAATGCGTGCGTGAATTAAAAAAGGAGACCAAGCCAATGACTGACATCGACCTGACGCTTCCCGATTTCCTGAACAGGAAACTGTGGACACCGGAGCGTATCGCCGAAAGCGAACGGCTCTGGAAAGAAACTATGAAACGCGGGCGTGAGCTGGCGAAAGCCGCAACACAACGCGAAGCGCGCGAGCGCGAGCTAAGGCGGCTCAATCAGAAGATTGATGCGTATAACAAGCGCAGCATCTTGCCCGCCGAATGGAGTGTCGCCGAGCGCATCCATCAATCGCTTGTTGCCAAGCGCGACAGGCTTCTGGCGGAGGCGGCGTGATGATGCTCAATGATCCGATCATCGACCGCGAGGGGCGCGCGTTCTGCGGCCCTCGCGCCATCTAAGTCATCACCGGAGTCCCGGTGAGCAAAGTCGAGCGCAAGTACCGGCGGCTGCGCCGGTGGAAGAAGGGCAAGCCGGTCCAAGGCACGTACTGCAACGAGACCATCGAGGTGATGCGCAGACTCGGTTGGCGCGTCACCGACAGCGGCACGTTCGATTTCGCCAAGGCGCCGACAGTGCGGGCATTCTGCGAAGACCGCGCGCACATGGGGCCGTTCATTGTCCGCGTGCCGGGGCACGTCTTCGTCATCAGCCACGGAATGATCCATGACGGATACAGCGTGCCGTGGCAAAACTATCGGCGACTCTCACGTCGCGTTACCGGCTTCTGGCAATTCGACGGCAAGACAAGAATGCCAGCCGACGAAAAGCCGAAGGCGACGAAGCCGCCGGTCGATCACGTCGCCGTCCGTGCAGAACGCGCGCGGCGCGCACTCGCCCGCCTCGAAACGCGAGCGAAGCGAATCGCCACCGCCATTAAGAAGCGTCGGCGGCAAGTCAAATACTATGAAGTGAGGATTGGCGACGCCTCAACGTAAATCAAAACGGCTTAAGCCCCGGTCATTGCTGATCGGGGCTTCTTATTCGCACATAAAAATAGGGCTTGACGCCCTAGGGCGAATTGCCCTATTATCCTAATCATGGAAACGAAACACAGACAGAACCGCGATCAGCGCAATGGCCGCTACACCTTCGATGGCGACCTGACCCGCATGTGCGTATGCGGTCATACGCTGGCCCAGCATTTCCACGGCGCCCCGCACGATTGCGCAGCTCACACGATGGCGCCGTATCCAAAATGCGATTGCCCCAAATTCCGTCAATCACGAAAGAAAGCAAAGGAGACCTGAAATGGAGAAGCCCATCGAGCAATACAATGCGCTCAATATCACCGATGACTTTTGCAGAATAGTTGGACTTACCGAATCACGAATTGAAGCGGCCATCGAATCTGCAAAGCGCGCCGGTAACGAGCTAAGGGTGATCGCGATGAATGATCGCCTTACCGCCATTCGATCCGCATGGGATGCATTCGTTGCCGGTCACACGATGGCAACGGTCGCCGAATTCGACAATTAACAAGCTGCAATCCCCGGCGCCTGCCTCCAACCCCGCCATTGGCGGGGTTTATTTTTGGGCTTGACGCCCTAGGGCATTATGCCCTATAAAGGAATGGTCATGGGCAATCACGCCCGGACACAAAGGAGACCAAGCATGAACCTTCAATTTGACCCCACCCGTAGCTTCAACCGCTTCGGCCGTGGTGGCGCGTCACTGATGTCGCGCAATGGTGCGAGCCTCAGCAATGAGGAAATCGCCAAGGCGTGCCCTTCGGTGTTCGCCATCGAGAAGCACGAAAGCCGTTCGGATCGTTACACCTACATGCCGACCGGCGCCGTGATCGACGGCTTGCGGAAGGAAGGCTTTCAGCCGGTTGCCGTTCGGCAAGGCGGATCGAAAGACGAAATGAAGCGCGGCTTTACCAAGCACATGATTCGCTTTCGCAAGAGCGGCCTTGTCGCTCGCGCGGTCGGCGATAGCGTGCCTGAGGTGTGCCTGCTGAATTCGCACGATGGTACGTCAGCCTATGAACTGTTCATGGGCTGGTTTCGTCTCATCTGCCTCAACGGCATGGTGGTGTCCGATCACAGCCGTCCGAACGCGCACGTTCGCGTGCCGCATAAGGGCGACGTGGTAGGTCAAGTCATCGACGGCGCTTACCGCGTCATTGATGAGGTTGACCATGTGGCCGAGAAGGTTGGGCGCTTCCAAACGCTCATGCTGGCGGCCCCGGAGCAACAGGCGTTCGCTACGGCGGCGGCTCAGCTCCGCTTTGAAGGCGACTCCCCCATCAAGGCGTCCGCGCTCAACGCGGGTCGGCGGCCGGAAGACACCGGCAATGACCTGTGGCGGACTTTCAACCGCGTGCAAGAAAATCTTGTGCGTGGTGGCATCGGCTACTCGCAAGCCAACTCAGAAGGCCGGATCATTCATCGTCACACCCGCCCGATTCAATCGGTGGACGGTGACGTGAAGCTGAACCGCGCCCTTTGGGTGCTGGCCGATGAGATGGCCAAGCTAAAGGAGGCCGCCTAACAAGAGAACGCCCGGCGGAGCAATCCGCCGGGCAACTCTTTACGCGGACACACACCATGCGCTTCAAAATCGAATCTGAAACAAGTATGGCGGCCGACATCGAATTTGAAGGCGCCGACTATCTGCTTGAGCTGCACGGCGGAGAATATCGGCTGATCAAGAGCGGCGGTGGCGCAATCCATTACATCGGCCGCGCGAAAATTGGCATGATCAGCGCGCTCGCAAAGGCGCTCGAATTCCTCAAGGACAGCCAGCAATGACCGTCCCTATCCCCGAAAGCTACCGGCGTACATCGCGCGGACACGTCACCGTCGATGGTGTTCAATTCTTCTCATATCGCGTCAGCATCAATCGCTATGCGATGATCAGTGAAGATGGGCGCTTGTGGGTGCAGCGTAATTTCGAGCGAACGACTTATTGGGCCTGCATCCGTTCTGGCGGTGAAGGACAATCCATCACCATCGGACGGCGCTACCTCACCGAAAAAGCAGCGATGGCCGCTGCTGTGAAAGCAGCGGCGAGGCTATGAAGATCATCCCGGCTAAGCACGAATGCAAAACCTGCGATGGCACAGGCCGCGTGCCGCTTGGCCGACGCGGCGAGGTTCAATGCGAAAGCTGCAATGGCACCGGCGACAAACGCAAATCACCGTGGCGCCAGCGCCGACTTAAAACAAGGGGATCGAAATGAGCGATCACGAAATGACCGGCCAGCAATTCGAGGCTCGCCTGCGCGAGCTGAAATGGAGCAAGAACGGACTCGCTCATTACTTGGGCCTCAATGAGCGCACCGTCCGGCGGTGGCCGCCGGTGCCGCCCTACGCGGCGGCTGTCCTTGCCCTTATGACCAAGGAGAAGGTTGCGAAATACATGGCGGATCGCGCCAAGGCGAAGGAGGCCGAACGAAAGAAGAAGCGGCGCTAAAGGATGTGGGGCGCGCAGCGTCAACTACGCGCCCCGTGTCCGACGCGCCAAAGGAGACCAAGCCCGTAACGCGAGCGGACTCGCGTTAGGTATCACAAAGGAGACCAACCATGAAAGCCTTCAAGATTCTCGTGAACCTTGCTGCCATCGCCATCACGCTCATCGCGCTGGCGGCCGTGTTGACGCCCCCGCCGGGCGATGAAGAATACCCGGTGGTGCGCATCGACCAGCGATGGGCGTAATGTCGTCATCGACCGGAGCTGACCTAATCGTGGCCGACCTCATCGCGGCACTCGAAAAGATCAAGCGAGAGTCCTGCGAGGATCACACCCGCGCGATGGCGCACGCTGCGATCATAGCGGCGCGCGCGGCGATGCGGGCGCTAGTCGGAAGGGATTAGAGCGATGGCGAAAAAGCCATACACCAAAAAGCAGCTCGACGAATTCGATTACCTAACTTGGATGGCGTCGAGTAGCGATCAGATGGATCGCATTCGCGCGCGGCTCGAAATGCCGCGCTTCATCGAGAAGCATGGCAAAGAAAAATGCGAGCTGATGTTTGCCGAATTGAAGCGGCAAGACGCAGCGCGCAGGAAAGGACGCAAATGAAAATCCACGAAATCGACTGGCGCGATGTCACGCCGCCGGGATCACGATATGAGCTGCACGCCGCACCGGCCGGGAATGACATCGCCTTCCGCCACCGGCGGATCGAGCGGCCGACAATCGGCGAGCCGCGTTCAAACCATATGACGCGCGGCCCGTGGACGCCGGGATTACCGCCCGGCCTGCGCAGCCCATTCGAGACCACACGGGAAAAACCTGCCGAAGCCAAGCAGGGAAAGGATTTGCGCGGGATCGGCGTCAGCCAATCCAAATAAAAAATCCCTGCGTGAGGCCCAGCGCGGTTGCCGCCTCCCATAATGATTCAGGATGCGACCCCCCCTAGGGGGTGTCCGCTCGACGGCGCATATGCTCGCGCCATTCTTCATACATCGTATCGGCATCGACACCAAGCCAACGCGCAACGTGCAGCTCGACCAATTCGGATGCACGCACGAATGGGCGTGTCCACGCTCTGCCTTCCACACACCATTGGATGCCATCCGATACCAGCACCAAGCAGACTTGCATCAGATAGGCCAATGTAATTGGTGCCATGGCGATGAGGGCCAGCACAGCTACTATCTTGAGGCGGGTATGCTTGCTCACTGTGCGCGCTTCCTTGTTGAAGCGTTGCGCTTCCATTCTGGCCATGATGCCACCTCAGCGGCAGCACGCTCGACAGCAGCGACTACCTGTTCAAACGTCATTACGTGACAATCTGCATATGGTGACTGGCGACTTGCTGGCGGTGATCAGCTCGCGAGCGTATGGGTTGTCGCTCACGTCTCTTTCACCGGCTCAGTGACTACCTGAAATTTGGCGTTCTTGGTCTCGACCAACTGATACGTGCCGACCTCGATACCATCCTCAATGTCGCTTGGATCGAGCAACGGCGCCACATTCTCATCAGCGATCAGAATGGCGTCATCGCCATCGCCATCCATCTTCACGTAAATCGTCTTGGGCAAACCCATCTTCAGCCTCCGCCGGTCATAGTGTTACTCGATTCCGAGAATGATCGCAGCGGCGCGTAGCGCCCGGCGCGCTTGCTCGATGGGCAAGCCTTGCAACGCCTTTCTGATGTTCCATTTGGCCTTGCACACGTCGCACGGCTTACCGCCGTTGCAGCGTGGCGCGCGGATCGCGCGATAAGCGTCAGCGTGGCGACATTTTTTCATTTGGATCAATGAATGGATGCAACGATTGAACATCGCGCATAGGAGCGCCGTGCTGTTCCATGCAGGCCACACCAAGCGCCGTTACCTTGCGAATGAACGGCAATGCCTGTTCAATTCCGGTTGAGCCGCGATAGATCGCTTCTTCCGCGTCGCGAAGGCATTTGCGCATATAGACGATGAATTCGGCGGGATGATTGACTCCGGCCTGATAGCCGTGGTGGCGAGCTGCATTTCCACGCTGCGCGTCCTGATAGTCGCGCTCGCTATCAACCGCCGCATATACCTCAGCACGTTTTGGCATTGACCACCGTTGCCTTCCATCGTTTCGATGCGAAATAATCGCGAAGGTAATCTGTGATTTCCTGCCATCGGCCAAAGCCTGCTGATCCGTTGTCGGCGGCTCAGGCGGAATCTCGACGCGGAACAGTGGTATCACTTGCGCTTATGCTTGCCGGGCTTCTCGTGCCCGCAATTCGGATCGAACAGTGCGCACAAGATCACGGATGGCGGCGCGATGTAACAGCTATCTGACGGATTCGATCCGCCACAACCGGGGCGGCTGCGATCCGGCGCATCGCCGCACGCAACGAGAAGCGCCGACAACGCTGTGATGACAACCAAGCGCATCATTTTCCACCTATAGGCCGATCCGCGATGTCCAACAGGACCACCGAAATCCACGATCCGGCGACACCGAGGAACAAGCCCCAAACGTCGCCAAGGAGCGCACCGGCGGCGAAGCCTGCGCCGAAAGCGAAGATCATCGCGAGTTGGCGCATATCAGTCTCGCACCTCAGGCACATTGAAGCTGAGCGTTTCATCTTTCGGGTAAATGTCTTGCACGCGCTGCATCGCGTCGGCCATCTGCTTCCGCGCTTGAATTTCGCGCGTCAAACAATCGGCCTTGTCGAGTAAACGCCGCCCTTCATCAGCAAGACGATTGCGCTCATTCACGAGGGAGGCCAACCCATTCTTGTTGGCCTCGATGGCGTCAATCAAGCGAACGCGAGTCATAAGCACATCGCGGTGAGGAAGAACCAAAACGCGGCCCACCACCAATGCCCCTCGCAAAAGCAAACGATGGCGATGATGAACAGGATGACGCTCATCCGAGCACCACGCGCCCGTCCGGCGCTACCGGCGCTTGACCGCGACGCCGCGCCTTCTCGCGCTCGCCCTGATGAGGCGTGTATTTCGAGCGTGCGCGATGCGCTGGCGCGTATTGGCGCGCTGCCAGCTTGGCGTAATAGATGTGACGGCTCGCCAAGACGTTTTCCGCCTTCGGCGAACGTACCTCAGTGGCCTTGCGGACAAGAGCCTGAGTGACGCGCGCTGGCAGCGATTTCGCTGCCATCAGCGCCTTTGAAATGTTGAACATCAGGACGAGACGCCGACGCCGACGCGATTCTGAAACGCGATCCACGCATCCGGCGTTAGGTCCATCACGAGACAGTAGTTGTCGCGCGTGCCCAAGAAGACCTTGCCCCAACCGGCGGTCGAATAGAAGGCGATGCCGTAGGTCCAAGACGGATCGTCGATGTGATCGCCATACGTGGCCTTGTCGGCCAAGATGAGCTGAACCTGAGCTGCCGTCAGCTCATACTTGCCAGCGGTGTCGGGATTGTTCGCCATCGCGACATTCACCTTCTCCGCCGGGACACATCCGGCGCCGGGAAGATCATCGGCGCGCGGGCCTTGCAGAGAAGCGGACAAAATGAGTGCGAGCGCGGCGAGCGCCGCGAGCATCAGGCGTTTCATGGCTGGGTTGCTCCGATAAGCGCGGCCTATTCCGCGCGGTCTTCAAATCATCAAATGCCAAACCCAAAATACGAACGCGCCGAGCGCCGCGCCGGGCACCACGTCCACAACGTAGTGCTGTTTGGTCTTCAACGCGCTGATCGCAATGAGAATCGGAAACAGAATTCCAACATGACCAATCGTCGGCCAATTCCACCAAATCGTTAGATCAGTCATCGTCGCGACGCTGACGTGCATCGACGGCATCGAATTGCGAAGCTTGTCATAGCTCCAAACAACGTCGATGAAGCGTTGCGACCGCGTGCCCTCCCATGGGCCGCGTGCATTCGCGCGCCAATGCACGGGAATTTCGACGGGCGCATACAAGAAGAAACAAACCTGAACCGCGAGTAACAGAAGGAAGCAGCCGGTGGCCTTCGCAAATTCATCCCAAGTCGGCAGCGACAACGCCGCAATCACGATCATCGGGTAATATAGGCCGCTGTAAACCCACACCCAGCGCGGGTCATAACTGATCATGGAGTCAAAGCGCGTTTCGAGAAAGCGCGCCTCATACCAGCGTTGACGCTGCGCCCAAAAATAGAATTGATAACCGCCGATGATCAGAACAATCACCATAGCGATTTCAATGAGGCGATCAGCGATGCTCAAGTGGACTCCGTGTGAAAAGGATCGAGACCACAAGAGACCAGCGGGTTTGCCCACCGCCGGATTCCGCCGCAAACGGCGCCCGATTTGACACCTGCACATTAGTCTTGCGGACAGCGCAGGCTTTGTCGGACCTCATTCTTACTTGTGGCCTCAAACTTTAGAGAAGCGATCCATACCGGCGCCACGTAAAGCGAACGCCGAACAGCGCGAACGATGGAACGAAACCGTTGCGCTCAGAAAACAGCGAAAAGCGATTATGCTTGATGTGAAGCCGCCCAAACCAAAGCGGAATGATCAGCAGGCTCATCTCGACGAGTCGGGCACGTCTTCAGGAAGCGCCTTCAGAAGATCGTCGAGATGCAAGCACTCCTTCAAATTCGGCGAAGGATCGTTCGGAGCAATCGGAGCGATGCGCCCGTTGCAGTAATCATTTCCTTCCACGGCATCGTATAGAATGCCGATGACGGGCGATCCGTATTGCGGGATCAGCACCACCTTGTCACCAATCTTTGCCGGGCGGCCGTTCTTGTAGTGCATTTTTTTATTTTCCTATCGGGCCATGCGCTTCGCGCGTTCTTCATTCGTCTTGCGCGTGTGACACGAGCCACAACGCAGCATTACGTTTTCGGGATCAAGCTTCGCGCCGCCGTCAGCCAGCTCAACAATGTGATCGCCGAATAAGCGCGTTGGCTTGCGATCAGGGTATTTGCATTTCGGGTCTTCGCAGCGATAGCCGCGCACCTTGATCAGATGCTTAACAAGCGAACGCCATTCGACCGTGAGATAAAACGGGTTGGTGCCGGTCTCTGCGTTCCTGACCTTTCGGGTATCAAGAGTCGCGACCCTTCCGGGTGCCGACACCAATCTTGGTTTAGCCGCGCCCATGGACGTGAGCCTTGCGCTGTTCAGCAAGCGATGGCTTCTCACCAATCGAGACCCACGCTGGCGGATGCGAGTCACCGTCCAACTGCAAAAGCACGGGAGCGCCAGCGAACATCGCCAGCAATTCCTCAGTGCTTGGCTGCCAAAGCGAAAAATACTTGCCGTCTTGATAAGTGACCGGCAAATTGTCATGCCCGTGATCGCGGCCAATCCAATCTTCCGGCGACGCAAGCACAACGTTGCAACCCTTGGCCATGATCGGTTTCATGCTGCGCACCTACTTGGAATTGGTCCGGCGACAGCGATCACCACCTTGCCAAACATTTTTCTTGCAGGGAGCTGTCCTTGTATCGGGCAATAGCCCGGCACAAGACGCTCGATGTATCCGGCCTCAGCGTCGGCGAACACGAGCCAACGCTGTTCAATCTCGATGTCCTTGAAGAAGACGCGGACAGTGAGACCAGCTTTTCTGATTTCGTCGATGAACAGCTCGTTACCCTTCGGCTCATCGAAACGAATACGCGGGACGCTTACTTGACCCGCACAAAACATAGTTATCTGCCGTTGCGGAATAGACCGGAGAATAGCTTTTCGCGGTCGCGCTCAAACATACCGGGATCGCAATTCTGCGCGATTTCATACGCGCGGTCGCGCGTGCGAATGTCGGCTAGATCGCCGTCAGCGATCATCCACATCAACCGGATAACAGATTTCATTTTCAACATCCCGTTTCGGACGGCATCAGGCCCCAAGGAGTCCAGTTGCCACCGGATGAGCGACATTGTTCAAGCTTGACGGTGTAATGCGAACTGCCAAGCAAACATTCGATGACCTGCCGCGCATCTTGCTCGCGCAAAAACCTGACGGCGGCCATCTTGTTGTTTCCGTAGGCGCGGCCACACCAAAATTCTGAAACGCCACCAGCGCACGCGCGAGCGATGATCCATCCATTCATTTGCGCACCGAAAGATTTTCCACTTTCTTCACGGCATCGAGCGCGGCCGGTACAGCGACACGGCGCACATGATCCTCAAATTCGGGATGGCGCTCAGGCCGCAAGACCTTCAACTTGTCGTCTTGATCCATGATCAAGAGCGTGACCCTGACGCCCATGCTCAACGCCACCTGCCGGAACAGGTCTTGAGCGCGCTCGCGCTCGTGCCATGACAGTGCGCGCTTCGTCTCGATCACAACGAAATCGCCGGTGCGCAAATCAAGCTTGCGCATATCCGCGAAAATATCTTGGTGGGGCATCTGCGACTTGCGCGAGCCGGGCGTAGTACGAGGCATCACGCTTCTGGCTTAGCGGCGCCAATCGCCAGCACATGCTCATTCCACGGCACGCGCACTAGATCGAGAACGCAATCACCAGCGAAGCGCACAAGCACGGCCGCGATAGGTTTGCTGGGCCGCACTAGAACGGCACCCGATGTCGCCAACGGCGCGCGCTGAACAGAATCCGCCGCCTCGACGTAGGTGTGCAGCTCATCGCGATTCAGGATGATGATTTTGTCGCCGGGGAGAATCACCTGCGGCAACTCGCGCTGAAGATCAAAGCGCGTGGTCTTGCACGATGTAATCTCGATGCGCTTCGCTGGCGTCGCGATAACCTTTGCAGGTTCAGAATCCGCGAGCTGCGTGAGCATGGTTCCACCGGCCATGACAATTAAGCTGCTGCCGATGATGATTGCCTTACGCATCATTCCCCCGGTGGAAAAGAAGATCGAAGCGCGGTCCCGCAATCCCTGATCAGAACTGGCCCGTTCAGCGGGCCTTGACTGAGATGCTTGTCGGACTCGGACTCAAACGCTTCGATTTTCGTTTGACGCTCGCAAGATCGCGAGCATCGAATTCAGTCAATGCGAGGTGCCAACCCAAGCTTCGCGGATGTCTTGTTGAATTTTTCCCTCACCGCTTTCGCAAGGTCGATTCCGTATTCCATCGCGATCAGGTCAACGCAAATAATTACGTCGCCCAATTCTTCCGCGAGCTGGTCGATGGTCGCGCGCGAACCACGCAAATTGAGCCGGTCGCGCTCAAGCTTCTTGATCACATTGCAGGCTTCGCCTGCTTCGCCAGCCAACTCGTTTCCGCGAAACGAAGGAGTGATCAAGCCATCAGGATCAAATTCAGGATCGCGAACGATGTTGGCGGCGCGAAGCTTCTCAAGGATGCCGTCGCTCACTTGTGGGCTTCCGGCAGAAGCGAAGACAGCGACCGCGCCATTTCGGCATTCTTCGCCGCGTTCTTTTCGGCGGCGGTGGCGCGCTTGCGATGCTTCGTCGCGCGCTCATCGTGTCTCTCAGCGAGCGCAGCATGGCGTTCGCCATGGCGCTGAAGCTTGCTGGACAATTTCGCGATATGCTTGCCAACGATTTCGTCGGCGGTCTTCGGCCGGAAGAATCCAAACATGGATGACCTGTGGGTTTCGGGGTTGCTGGGAGTACGCACGTTCAAAAAGCTAACCAAGCCATCCTTGCGCTTGTCGCCCGGCTGTTCTTGCAGCGGCGCCATAAGCGATAAAAGAAAACAAACCGATCAATCCTGCGAAGCATCGCGAGCCTCATCAGCCTGAGCGCGAAGCCGCCTTGCATTCTCAACGTGGCGCTCGCTCGACCGTAAATCTTTTTTCTGCTGAGCGCGGATCGCGGCGCGGTCATTCCACGCTGCGCACGCCAGCAATGTTTCGACGCTCATGCAGATTCCTTAGCGCGGACTTTTCGCCCGTCTTTTTTCGTTATGCGTGCTGCGGACCATCCAACCAATTCGGCGCATATTGCTTTTGCGCGGCAGCCGCCAGCTCGCGCACGCGCGCCTTCGATTTTTTATATTCGTTGAAATCGACCACGGGCGCCTTCATCAAATTCTGATGAGTGCGGCCGTGAAAAACGATGTGCTTGAACAATTCGGGTAAGCGCGCCAGCTCATCGTCGGTTAGATATTCGCCGCCCAATTCTTTTTCGCGAATGGCGAGCGGCATCAGAAAGACCTCTTACGCACTCCGATGAGTCTGTTGCTTGGCATCGGTTTGATCGTCTTGCCGTCAACCGAATGCTCATAACGGCGATCACACATCCCGCATTTCACGATCATGGGGAGCGTCATTTCAGGAAGCAGTTTGAAATTCGCGGTGATGCGATTTTTGCAATCGCAGGCGAAATCAATCGAGACCGGCACCGTCAATCGTGACGGCGCTGGCGCGTTATCGCCAACGTATTTCATTGCTGATCCTGTCGAGAATTGTTGCGGCCCCGGCATTCTGTCGCCGGTATCGCCTTGCGCAGTTGGCGAACGCCGCGCCGGGCCTGCGTGCCCAGAATCAAAAGCGCCCGGTCGCTGTGCCGGGCGCAATTCCTGCCATAGCCCAATTTATACATGCAAAGTTACCTGCCGTCAAGGGGTAGGGGGTGCCTTTCTTCCGACCCCCTATTAGGGGTGAAAGGGGTGCATCCGCTCGGCGGAAACGACCTGTTTTGCGGGCGTTTTAGGCGCCTGCGGCTTCTCACTGGCGTCCGGCGGGATAACGGGCACATCCGGCGCCGTCATCAGCCCCAATTCGACGGCAACGCTGCTGAGGGCTTCGGTAAGGATCAGCGTGGCGCCTATCTGTTCCTGCTTGCTGAACATGCCGCGCTTGGCGCACGCATCGCGCAGCGTCATCTCCGCCACGAGGATGTCGAATAACCACGCCGCCGACCATCCTAGCTCCTTGTTGATAGCCGCGAGCGTATCGGCGGCGCGCATCCGCGCGTCCGTATTGCCATCCGAAAAACGGCCGCCATCGACGGCTGGCTTCGCCGGGTCAATCGCCTGCACCATCCCAATCTGCGTCAGCTCGTAAAGCCGCTGATACCGGCGCGCGGCATCGTATTGGATGTCGGTGATGCTGCCGCGCGCGTGGATCGAGGCAATCGGATCGCTACGCAGCGACCTGAAGGTGACAATCTTATCACCCGGATTCGTTCCGTGCGGGTCAACGATTTCGATGGGAGCGACCGGCGTGTTGTCGGTGATCGCGCCGTGGTTTTTCCGCGCGTCATATGCGGCTGTCATCTCAGCCTGCGTGCGGGGATGAGTGGAACGCTTTTTCGCCTTCGCCTTCTTCAGCTTCAGCCGCTTCACCATGTTCACTCTCCCTCGAAACGTGTTGCCTCGCCATTCCATTTCAATCGAGTCTTGCCCATAGCCGGGCCGCGCCGACGCTTCAGGCAAACAGCGCCAACCTTGTCGCGCCACTTGGCAAGATCGACCTCCCATTCACCGCGACTTGCGGCGCTGTGCGGCTCACGCTGGCGCAACCAAATATCCCGGCGCCAAAGACCAATCACTATGTCGGCATCTTGCTCAATCGAGCCGCCGCCGAATAAATCTGAAATACGAGGCTCAGGATCATCGCGATCCTGAGATGAGCGCGTGCGCTGCGCCAACACGATCACGGGCGCGTGCAGTTCTTTGGCAAGAGATTTCAAAGAGCCGGTCACGTATTCGATGCGCTCGAAAATATCCGATGTCCGGCTATCGGCTTGGATCAGGCGCAGATGGTCGATGCCGACAACGGCAAGCCCGCGTGAACGCTTCATCGAAAGCGCGCGCGAGCGAATTTGCGAAACACGCATACGAGGCTGATCAATGATCGAAAGATTCAGCTTCGCCAACTCATCCTGTGCCGCGCAAAGGCGATCAAACTCAGCCGGTTGGAAATCGCCTTCTTCAATCTTAGCAACCGAAATCTGAGTGCGAGCCGCAAACAACCGCCGGGCCACATCTTCGTCGCCCATCTCTTGCTGAAACATCAGACACGGCAAGCCGGGCTTCTCGACGCCATCAACGTTTTTAGGCTTCGCATTGTGTTCAAGAATCTGCGTCAGCAACGATGTCTTGCTATCGCCCTGACTGGCACCAATGAACACAAGATCGCCGGGCATGATCCGGCCAACAATCTCATCGAGCGCCGGGATGCCAGTCTCAATGCCGGGCGGGCTTTCCACCTTATAGGCATCGGCAGCACGCTCAATAACGCGAGCCGCGATGTCGCTCATCGGCTTCTCGCGGACCACATCAGAGCCACGCGCAATATCACGCACACGTTCCTCGATGCGCGCGAGCGCATCAGCGGCGGAAATCTTCGCTGAGGCCGCCGCCTTGATCGCCCAATCGCCAACGGCGTCGAGCTGACGGCGAGTCCACTCTGAAAGAATCTCATCGGCGAACGCCGTCACCGATCCACCGGCCTCCGCGTTCTTGAAAAGAACAGCCAGATAAGTCGAAACGCTGGCGCCTTCTTCGTCTTCAAGAGGAAGACGTGAGGCCAGAAGCGTCAGAGACACCGCGCCGTTTTTCTCCCAAAGATCATTGATCGCCGAATAGATTTCAGCGTGAAGCTTGTCATCGAAATGATGTGGCTGAAGGATCGCGTTCACTTTCGCAATCTCTCCCGGCGTCTTGATCAATAGACCAAGAAGCGCCTTTTCAGCTCGCGGATTCTTCATTCGACACCCGCGCTCTGAATCTCATTCCACACGTCGAGAAAATCTGAACCGAATGGTGGCTCATTGATCGCGCAATCGACGCCGATCCTTTGAAGGCGCTGCTTTAGATTGCGAGCGGCAACGAGGCCGGGGCCAAAATCAGTCGGCACCCACTCCCCGTCTTTCTTCTTCGCAGGCAAATCGCCATCGGGAAAAATAACGACGCTCTGCACCTCGATGGGCAAGCGTATATGCGTCATGCCAGCCGTCGAAAGCGCAGCCCACACGGGGAAGCGATGACCGTTGATGCAAGAAACGGCGAGCGCAGTTTCGATTCCCTCAGCAATCCCAATCTTGGGAGCAAGGCCACCGAAGCGAACAGCACCACCGGCGGCGGGTCCGATGCCAAGCTTCGGCTTCTTCACCGCTGCCTTTGCCCCGCTTGCCGTGAGATAAATGCGCCACGCAGCAACCGTCTCGCCATCAACGTTCTGCACCGGCGCCACGAGCGCGGGGAACGCCTTGCGGTGATCAAGGTCATACCGGACCATTGGATGAAAGCGGATCATGTTGATCAACTCATCCGGCAAATTCACGAGACCGCGCTTTTTCAGGTACGTCTCTGCGGCCGTACCGGCTGGCGGCGAAGACTCGGCGAGGATTTCAAGCGCGCCCCTCTCCCTCACCTGCGCCTTGCGCTCATCCTGTTGATGCTCTTGATAGCGCCTGCGCTCGATGCGGCGCCGAATCCGTTCCTGCTTTTCTTTTTCTTCCGGCGTCAGCGGCTTCGATTCACCGGATGGCGGTGCTTCACCCGAAAGGCGCTCAACCGCCTCCATAAAGGTGCAGCCGTCGATGTGCTGAACCATCGCGATCACGTCACCGCCATTCGCACCGCGACAATTAAAAACCTTCTTGCGCGTGTTGATCGAGAAGCGATCCGAGCCGCCGCACGCCGGGCACGGGCCGGTCCATTCGCTGCCAGCGCGCTTGAGCTGCGCACCGCGTTCGCGCGCGGCGTTCAGGATGTCGGCGGCGAGCGCCTTCTGCTTCCACAGATTCCACGCGGGGGTGTCGATGTTCATGCCGCCTCACGTTCCATCACGGCAATCCAATCGCGGAACCATGAAACGATGCACGCGGCCTCAGCCTGATCGTCGCTTTCCACCTCAATTTTATTCGCGCGGCACCATTCATGCGCACGCGCCTTGTACCAATCCGATTTGTTCTTAACGCCCTTCGGCGGCCGACCAATACCAAGATGCGCACGCCACGTTTGCGACGCCACGAATTTTGGCCTGATGCTCTTGCGGCCGAAGATGCGGCACGCGACGCCAATGCATCCATGCACGAGATGCGTGGTGAGAAAATTCGTGTTTCCCTGCGTCGGCATCGGCTGTTCGATGGCCACGCGCGTTGGCTTGAATTCCTGCACGAGCTGGAAAATCTCGCGATCAAACCAATCGAACACACGAGATGAGTAATCGCCGTCAAGGGCTGTCTCGACGGCGCCCTCAGCCGGTGGCTTGTATGGACACAACAGAAGGCCGCCGTGCGTAAGCACGGTGAATTTCGGATTGGAAAGGTCGATCAGCTCCCAACCCGTCGCGCGCTTGGAAATATCGAGACCAAGCAGAATCATGCGGCCTTCTTCTCCTTCGCATCAGCCCAAGTCATGCCCACCGATGCGTGGATGCACTGAAATGAGACTCGCTTGCCGTTGTCGCGGACCTGCTTCAAATTGATGAAGCCCATTTTCCGCCAATTCTTTCCGAACGCGCGTCGGCGAGCCGCGCGATAATTTTCGCCCGGCCTCAAGCGCCGTTCACCGGCGAAACTGGAAGGTCGCCGAAGACGCATTTGCGCGACGCCGAGTGCCGCTTTACGGCAGCCTTGCGCGGCGCCGTGACGCTCACGGTCGAGCGTTCAGGCGCGGGCGACGGCTGAGCCGGACCACCGATGACGATTTCGGGGATCGGATTCCGCTGATGCTTGATCGTCGGCGCGGTTGCCGCCGCAACGGCAATAGCCGCAAACATCCCAATCACCGGCCAAGGTGTCTTCGGCTGCGTCGGCTTCTTCTGCTTGCGAGTGCGCTTTTTCATGCTGCCTCCTTAAATTTTCCTGTCTCATTGCCCCACGCATCCCAACCGGGTGAGCGCGAGCGCGCGAAAAGCTCGATGCGCGGCCCGGCGAAACAGCGCGCTATCTCAGCGCGGACCTCATCAGGTTTGCGAGAATGCTCGCGGCGCGGCGAGACGATCACGCCGAACGGCTTCCGCCCGCGTGCAGGCGCGGGACGGCCGCGCTTCGCCACCAGCAAAATTTCGGCGTTGCCGATATTTTCGTATCCGGTTCCACGGAACAGGTCTTCAATGGCGAAATATCTGCCAACGTGGCCCTTCTGCGTCTTGATCCACACGCGGGCGCTCACGTAGCGAAAGCCCCACGCCCTGATCACGGTGAACGAATGTTCCAAGAACGGAATCGTTGTCCACATCAGCAAACGCGATCCGCTCGCATTGGCGATTGCCGCCACCGGCAGCGCGGCGATTGCCGCCACCTTCATCGTCGGATAGTGATTGCGAGGATTGCGCGACGGGCCGGACGAAAACGCCCAAGGCGGATCGGCATAAATCACTCTATACTTGCGGCGCCGGGGGAATCTCATAGACCCCCCAAGAACGCTGCGATGATTTCGGCCGCCACGGTTTCGGGTTGGCCCTGCGTCGATGCCGCGTATTCCTCAAGCGCCTGCGCGACCTGCGGACGAAGCTTCACGAGATAGCCGGTGCGGGGGAAAAGAACGGACGCGCCGCCGGTGATCGCCATGCACTCGCGCTGATGCTGCGCGTGCGGCACGGCGCGCAAATGCGACGGATCGGCCGCCAGCGGCTTGCGCTCATAATCCACCGGGCACCTGCACAGCGGAAAAATATCGCAGGATGCAGGATCGGGGCACGGACGGCTTGGCTTGATGCTCATGGCACCTGCCCCGCGTCGAGCGCGCGATACATCAGGGCACTGAAACGCGGCTTTGCCGCGCAGGCCGCGCGTGCGCGCCGATCCTCTGCCGTCTTCGGACCATAGAATCCGCTCGTGCAGACAACCTTGTGCGTCTTGCACCAAGGCGACCCCGCCTCAGCAGGCTCGCAGCAGAAACCGAATCCTTCTTCATTCGGATGCCCGAACGAATATCTGCACTGATGCTGAGTAAGCGCATCGAACGATACGAGCGGCCCAAGCGGCTTCGCTATCATCTCCGCGCGCTTCACCATCGACAGACTTGGCGGCCGGTGCGCGCGCGGCCGATCAGCCATTCCCTTCGGCCGAGCCTTGCGAAGAACCTTCCGGCCGTCCTTGGTCACGGCTTTCGCGCCGGGCGCGACAATGCCGTGGCGGCTCATTTTCCCAATGACGGAATTGCGGCTGACTTTTCGCCAATGAGGATTTTCGTCTAACCGCATCGAAACCTGCTGCGCGATAACGGCGGCCGACAATCCGTTCATCCATGATGTCTTCACAAACTGGAATTCATCATCGGGCCACGCCTTGCCAAAAAGATTCGGCGTCTCGACGCCCATGCGCGCCATCTTGCTGACAAGCGATTCCTTCTTCAGCGACTTGACGAAATTTCCGCAAGCTGGATCATCGCCGTGCATCTCAATTAGCTTCGCGATGATTTGCCGCGCCTTGTCACCGGCCCTCCAACGCTCAGCGGAAAAATCCGCGATGTGTTGTGGCCACCGAATGCCGCAAGCCTTGCGCTCGAAATCTCTCACTGTGCCGCCCTTTCCTCGATGCAACGAATGCGCGGCACGGTCACGAAATAAACGCGCGGCTCATCAAAATCGTCCACCACCACTCGCCGATATGCGACGTGATCGTTTTCGTTGAGAACGCGCGCCGTTCCATTCATCGCGAACGGCCGGTCAAACTTGGAAGCAATCTCGAATGTGTGGGCGATGGCCGGGCAGCTAACGATTCCCAAAAGGACGCGCACATAATTCTCAGGTAGCTGCGTTTCGCGCACCACCTGCATCAATCCGGCGCCGTCGAGGATCAGCCGTTTGGCTTCCCTGAGCTGTTCGCCCGTGTAGGCTAAGGAGAAAAACCGCACCGCAATCGCCCCGCATGGTTAACGGGGGAGTGGCGTTCACCACGAATCACCCCGGAAACAGACGATCACCGTATAGGATAAATCCTATTTCGCAAGAGGCAGGTTCCTATTGCGGGCAAAATAGGTTGTTGAAGGCGGCGGGCGAAGCGGGTAAAAAGGACAACCGCACAACCATTAACCGTTGGTTCAGCAGGGAACAGAGATGATCAAGAAGCCAACAAAAATCGACGACGAGCGCGATCAGCGCGTGCGCGATTTGGTTGCAGAACGAACGTCAGAGCTGAAAATCCCATGGTCCGATTTGTCGAAAAAAATCGGCCAAAGTCATTCCTATATTCAGCAGTTCATCAAGCGCGGAATTCCGAAGGTGTTGCCAGAAAAAATTCGACCGCAAGTCGCGGAGATTTTAAGCATTCCTGAATCGGAGCTGCGCGGATCGCTTGACTCCGATGCCGCACCCCTGCGACAAATTGCCAACGCTAAGATCGGCAGTTCAGTCGGCAAATTCACAACAGTCCCGGTTTACGGGCACGCTGTAGGGGGCAAAGATGGACAGTTCATTCTCAATGGAAACAAGGTGACGGACGTGCTGGCGCCGCCGTCTCTCACGGGCGTCCCTGACGCTTACGCGGTCTATGTAGTCGGCGATTCCATGACGCCGCGCTACATGCCCGGCGAAACAGTCTTCATCAACCCGCACCTGCCAGTGCGCAAAGGAGATTACGTCATCGCTCAAATTCTCGGAGACGATGGCGAGCCACCGGCAGCGTATGTAAAGCGGTTTGTCTCGATGGATGACAAGAAGCTGAGGCTTGAACAGCTCAACCCTGAGCGACCATTCGTTTTCGACCGCGAACAAGTCGTCTCAGTGCATCGCATCGTTATGTCGGGAGACGCATAAAAAAACTGGACGCGATTCCTGATTTCATCGGGAGTCGCGTTCATCACGCCATGGGATTCCATGGCGAATGATTTGCTTCTTCCATCCGCGCGGAGGCGGGAACGGAACGCCGTAACGCGCTAGATCGTCAGCGGTCCATCCGCCGTGCTGCCCTTCCAACTCCCTGATTTCCTCTTTGCTCAACTGCCTATGCGCAGGCGGACTCAAAGCCTGACTCTGACTCATTCCTTCTCCTTAATTTTGCTGGTGTAGTCGGTTCGGATGCGAAGCCCGGAAAGACGAAGACCTAGCCCGCGAGCAAGCGCAGGCTACCGTCTTCCGGGGGTCACGTTCTGCTAGGTGCAGTTCGGACGGACGCTTGCCGGAAACGCGCTCACGCTGCGGCGTGGCGACGCTGGGATACTTTTTCGGCGACGCAGCCGAAGGAAACAGGCACACCCCTCGCGACGAGACCTGTCCGCGCTCGATTCCTTAGCACCCATCCATCGCGCGGTAGCTCTGATATGCCAGCGGATCGGTCACGCCTGACTGACATACGAGGCCGCGAGCGAATCGCGGCCGGGCGTCATGCATACAGATGCGCAGCACAATTCCGAAAGGGGGTGTCAACATTTTTTGTAGGGACATATTGACAGAGTAAGAGTCCTATTCCTATTGTCGCAAACGTGACGACTTGATTCGTCACCGACAAGAGGCCGGGAATGCAATCTTTCCTTAGCGAGCGCGGATGGAATCGCACCGCCGTCTTTGGTGTGATTGGGATGCTCGCGAGCGCCGCGCTGATCCTGAGTGTGGTGATCAGGTGAGCGCCGCGCCCCTCAAATCGTTCGCCGACCTGAAGCGCCCTGCCGACCCTGAGCGCGTGCGCGAGCTGCGTTTCGGCATCAGGCTATTGGAAGCGCGCTATGACGGCGTGTTCCCGGCCGGGGTCTTCAAGCTTCTTGCGGAGATGCGCTATGAGCTGGCGCGCGAGGTGGGCGCGATATGAACACGCTCACCGCCGCGCGCGAGGCGCGCAATCAGGCGACATCGGCCATCGCCGCCGTAAACAGCAATTTCATCAAGCTTGCGCTTCCGCTCATCGAGGGACTTAGCGCATCTTGGTCCGGCACCGCCGAAGACATCCGTGTGATGCTCACCGATGTCGGCGTGAAACCAAATCATCACAACGCATGGGGATCGCTGATCCTCACCGCCGTCAAGCGCGGCCTTCTTCACAAGGTCGGCTATGGCCAAATGAAAATCAAAAGCAGCCACGCGCGCACAACGCCACTCTATTCACGCGCGCCAGCCAAGGAGGGAGCGTAACCAATGATTGCGTATTGGCCTCAGTGGGCGGTACTCGCCTTCATCATCCTGCACATTGTTGTCGGGCTTCTGCGCGAAGGCGAATGCATGGCGCACGGACAACGGACCAGCCTCACGATCACCGGCATTGTTGCCGTCTTCGTCTTGTGGGGCGGTCTTTTTCTTTTGCTTCTCGCTGGTGGCTTCTTCAGCGGCATGATGAGCTGAACGGAAATGAATCAGGCGGCAGAAAATCCTCGCGCTGTAATCGGTGGCAACAATCCGCCAGCCGATGAGCCTGCTGTCATCACGCAGGCTCGGGAAGCGTACAAGACGCTCAAACAATATCTCAAGGATGAGCCGGTTGTCGTTTCCGAAGAAGGCGCGCGTAAGGCCGCGCAGATGATTGGCCTTGCCGATGGCGCCTATGATGCCTGCGAGACTGAGCGCAAAAAACAAGTCGATCCGCTGAACGATCAGGTGCGCAAGATCAACGCACTCTTTAAGTCACCCAAAGAATTGCTCGATGATTTATGCATCGAGATAAAGAAGCGCCTCAATTCATTCCGCGCCATCGAAGAACAGAAGCGCCAAGCGGCTGCCGACGCGGCGAAGAAGGAAGCGGATGAGGCGCGCGAACGTGCGCTTGCCGCCGTCGCCGCTGCCGACGCCGCAAAAGAAGATGCCTCGCTTGGCGTCGAATCTGATGTGGGCACCGCCACCGAGGCGGCCCACGAAGCTGTTGACGATTTCAAATCCGCTGATCGGCAGGCGACGCTCGCACAACGCGATGTGAGCGTGCGTGTGTCGGCCGGGCACGGGCAGAAGGCGCTCGCCGTCCGCACTAAGGAAACCCTGATTGTCGATGACGCGGTGAAAGCCGTTAAGGCCATCGGGGCAACTGACGACATCAACGAGGCCATCATCAAGGGCGCTCGCGCCTACCGGAAGCTTCACAACAAGCTTCCGAATGGCGTCCGCTCTGAAACCCAACGAGGCTACTAATGCCAAAAGATTTCGTAACTCCGGAATTGCTCAAGGCGCTTGCAGAACCGTTCGATTCAAAACTCGTTTCTTGGCGCCTCGCTCACGCTGGCGACAGGACGGGCCTCGCGCTCTGCTACATCGACGCGCGCGACGTGATGAATCGCTTCGATGAGGTGTGCAGCCCGATGAATTGGGCGCGCGATCAGAAGGACGTTTGCGGTGTGATGCTCGCTGGCATCGGCATCAAGGGGCCGGACGGCTGGGTTTGGAAATGGGATGGCGCCGGTGAAACGAAATTCGAACCGGAAAAAGGATCGCTGAGCGATTCCTTTAAACGCGCCGCCGTCAACTGGAATGTCGGCCGCTACCTCTATGCCATCCCGGCAATGATGGTCGATGTGCGCTGGATCAAGCGCGGCAAAAAAGATGTCGCCGAAATCGAGGATCACGAATATCCGCGCCTCGCCGAAATCATCGCCAACTACGGACGGCCGGTGAAAGAGCGGGCGCAAGCCGCAGCCGAAAAAGGAATGCCGACATATAAGGCGTTCTGGAATTCACTGACGGATGATCAGAAGGCGGAAATTGGAATCGACCTTCACAACAAGCTGAAGGAAATCGCCGCCGCGAAGAAGGATGGCACCGCTACGAAGAAGGATGGCGCCCATGTTTGATGTGCTGCGCCTTCTTCTCGACCGCCTCGAAAGGCAGGCGGAAGACTTGGGCTGCGAGCGCGGCATCACGAGCCGCGAAATCGCTTCGCTCAATGAGCGGCTCGACGAAGCTGAGCGCCGCCAGCAAAACGCCCCATCTCCCCTGATGGTCGCGCATCTCATCGGTTGCATGGCTGAGCGCAGAAAAATAGACGCCATCAAAATCTATCGCAGCCTCACCGGCGATGGCCTGAAGGAATCCAAGGACAAAATCGAAACGGTGATGAGCCTGTTTCGTGAACCAACCTTCTAATTGAAACGCCAAAGGAGACCAACCATGGCGCGGGACGACTATGACAACACCAACCAAGGCGTTCTTTTCAAGAACGATGACAAGAAACGTCGCACGGATCGCGATTTCAGCGGCAGCATCAACATCGACGGCGTTGAATACTGGCTGTCGGGCTGGTGGAACGAAAGCCGGGGCGGCGATGAATACATTGCGCTCAAGCGCGGCGACGAAAAAGAGTCGCGTGGGCGCGGTGGACGTGGCCGTGATCGCGATGATCGCGACAGCCGTGGCGGACGCAGCGGACGCGGACGTGACCGTGATCGCGACCGTTATGATGATCGGGATGATCGTCGCGGTGGCCGCCGGGATGATCGGCGGAGCGATGATCGCGGACGCGGGCACGATGACTACCCCGATGACCGCGACCGGGGCGACCCCGGCCCCGAATCCGATGATCGCGGACGCGCGATGGACGATGAAATTCCGTTCTGATGGTGGCGCCCGCTGATCCGAACAGGCGCCGCGACTGGCCGGAAGAATATCGCATCGCTGCGAAAAAATGGGTGGACGCGGAAGCCGCTGCGTCCCTTCTCGAAAACACGCGCTCTGCAACCGAAGCGCAGTTGATCGCCAGCGTTCAAGAACAGAATCCCAAGATGGCGTTCAACAAGGCGCAACAGACTGTGAAGGCTTCGCCGGAATGGGCGCAGTTCAATCAGAGGATGGTCGAGGCGCGGAAGGCGGCGAATCTTCTGAAGGTGCAGCTTCGCTACATCGAGATGAAGGATCGGCAACTTGGATCAATGGAGGCGTCGCGGCGCGCTGAAATGAGATTGGACATCTAACGCGCTCGCCGGGGCCGCCCGGCGGGATGCGGGCGGGAGGGGGTTCTGTCCGGCTGACTCTTCCCCCTCCCGCCACTCGGAAACCAAAGGAGACCAAAAATGAGATCAGTAATTGTGCCATCAAATAAAGCGCCGCGATCCGCATATCCTTGCTTGAAAAAATACACCAAGGGCGGATGCGAATTTGTTGTGCTTTTCCATGCCGAGAACTGTGGCACCGTTGTTGCCGTTAATGTCGGCGGATACCACCTAGGTTTTCATTGCCAAAGTTGGGGCGAAGAAGAATTCGAGCCGTTCACCGGCAAGATCGAATTGATCAGCGAGTGAACGCGCCATGTTCCTCGCCTTCGATTGCGAAAGCAGCGACCTGATCAAGCAGCATCTTGCGCTTGATGATCCGGCGCAACCGTGGCCGGTCGCCATCGCTGCTGAGCTGTTCGATGATGAGGGCTGGGCGCAGGAATTCTTCTATATCAAAGTGCGCGCTGAGGGGCGGAAAATCCGCGAAGGCGCTGCGCTGATCCACGGAATCAGCAGCAAGGAGGCCGCCCGGCGGGGCGTCAGCGAGGTCACGGCACTTGGAATGCTCATCGGCCTCGCCAGCCAAGCCACTCACGTTATCGGGCACGGCGTCGATTTCGACAAAGACCTGATCGCTGGCGCTATCCTGCGGCGCGGAAAGCCGACAGACAACTGGCTGAGGCCGGGCCTGACGTGGCTCGACACGATGAAGCTGTCAACGCAGCTCTGCAAAATCCCGCCGAAGAACGGCAGCAAGAACGGCACATTTAAGTGGCCATCGCTCGATGAGGCTTGTGTGAAGCTTCTGAGCGAAGAACCGCGCAGCGGCTTTCACAACGCTTGGCAAGATATGCAACGCACCAAGCGGCTCTTTCTGAAGCTGCGCGAGCTGGGCGCCATCGAGGAAGACCCCACTGAGACGCAGGGAGCCTCGACGTGAGCGGCGATGTCATCCCATTCCCCGGCGACCGGGTGATCCAGCTTTATGATCCTCGCAACGAGGATGTGCGCACGATCACGATAGGCGCGAAAGCGCAATACTGCGTGCGCGTGTCGGCCGAAGACTATGACTATCTGATGCAATGGCCGTGGACATTCAAAATCAGCGACAAGCGCCACGGCAATCACGTCTATGCCCGACGCTGTATTCGCGTAGGTCCGCGCAAAGAAAATCGGCGCGTCACCATAATGATGCACGATGTCATCCTTGATCGCATGGGCCTGCCGCGTCCAACGGATCGGCACACCGGCGATCACATAGATACCGACACCCTCAACAATACGCGCGGCAATCTGCGCTGGCTTTGCAAGAGCGGCCAGCGGCGGAATCAGAAGCGCATGAAGGAGGCAGCATGAACTTTTTTTTCCGTCACACCGGCAACTCAAAATAAAATTCGGGACGTGGCCAAGGAGTCGCTCGACGAGTGTGATGGCATTATTGAGAAAGCGCGCGAGAAGATGGTTGAGCGCGTCAAACGCGATCCATCACTATATCGCGGACTTTTTGACGCTATGGTTTGGACCGCGTGTGACAACGTGATCCGCCATTGCACTCGCGCTCAGCGAAAACAAATTTGGGATAACGCCAACAGGCCGGACGAAGAAGGGGCGCGAGCCACGGCTGCGGCGGCGGAAGGAATGCGCAACATCCTATTTGATATGATGCTGCGTTCAGGAAGAAAACTTGGCGACGTTACGCGCGAAGAATTGCTTGAAGAAAGCGAATTCTATTTTGCGCAGGGTAGAAACATGCTCGCCAAGGGCAGCTTCTATAAACTCATCGCGAAAAAAATCAGCGAAGGAAAAACCGTTCGCCAGTGCATCTCGCTTCAGCAGGCTAACAAGATTCACAGAAAGGTTTTTGGCAATGAGCAAGCATGAAATTTCCGCGCAAAGCGGATGCCCGGCCACTATAGCGGTCGAAACCGGAACGGTCACGCCGGGCAAACTTGTTCGCGGGAAGAAAACCGCGCGGATGGCCCCAACGCTGGTGCAAACCAAATTTCTTCTGCCATCCGAATCTATCGCTGAGAAATCAGCGCGCCCGGCCACAAAGCTTACGCATATCAAAGGGAGCCAGCCGGGCGACTCTATTGCGGACAAAAAATCCGCGCGGAAGACCAGCCAAAAACCACCGATCAGTGGGAAGATGTCTTCCGAAGATTTTGGTCAAGCCGCTTCCAATACACAACTCAAAAAGCCATCGCTTGACCGTGATCGGACCATTGGCAGCACCCAAATCACCGCCCCAGCGTCAGATCAAAATTTCACGCCCATAGAACAAATCGTTTCTCTATGGCCCACGCATCGAGCATGGGAAAAATTGAAAATCGGAATCGACAATCGCGCGCGCGCATTTTGCGCTCGCAGCTATAGTCATCTTGGGCAAAAAGAATCTTGGAAGAAGGGAGGCGACGCGCTCAAGCGTATTATATCAGGCGATATGCTGCCGGAAGATGAAGACAAAAAATTCACTGTTCTTCCGATCATCGCACTCAGCGATTCAATAGAAAATGAAATCAAGGAGCTGGATAAATACCTAGGGAAAATCGCAAAAACAATTCCTATCGCGACGTGGTTTACAGGCTTCAGAGGACTTGGCATCAAGTCGCTTGTTCGCATCATCGGCGAATGCGGCGACATCTCCAAATACAGCTCATTCTCTGCGCTCTATAAGCGACTTGGTCTCGCGCCAGTCAAAGGCGCGGACGGCACCGTGCGCGCCTGCGCGACGTGGCGAAAAATGGGCGCCACGGGACTTTCAAAATCAGAATGGGAAAATGCTGGCTATAGCCCACGGCGGCGCGCAGCAGCGCATCTCATAGAGGATAACCTTGTCGGCTATATGAAACGCCCTCTTGTCGGCGAAGACATCGAAAAAAACGACAAAATGACCTGCTGGCAAAAAATGTTTGTCAGCCGATGCAGATATGAGGTGCAAAATAATCCTGAATTTGCCCGCGAGCCGGTGATGACGGATGGCCAATTGCGCGAAAGCTACGCTGAATATGCCGCCATCAGAGCGAGCCGTTACGTGGTGAAAAAATTCCTCAAGGCGATGTTCCAAGAGTGGCGGAGACTTGAGTTAATCCAGCGGGCTGCAAACAGCGATCCGAAATGAAAAAGAAAGCACAGCCGAAAGGTCTCTCCGCCTACGCGCTCGCGCAGCACGCGAAGCGGCAGAAGGCGCGCACGGAACCGCTGCCAACGGTCTCGAATAGCAAAGGCGGCATCAATCCGCCGCCGAAGCGATTCCGTCGCCCAGCTCCGCCACCGCCGTTCATGCCAGCGGTCGGGATGCGCGTGACAGGGAAGGGCTTTGCGCGCGGTGCCGTCATAGTGGCCGTCACTCCGAGGCAACCAAAGAGAAAGGGCAAGCCATGACTGACAAGCTGCTGGCGACGCTAGGAGCAATTGAAGCGCGAGTCCGCCCGACATTCTGTCCCACAACTAAATTTGAGAACGATGGGCCACGCAAAATCATCGAAGGTCGCATTTCAAAAGACGACTTTGGGGTTTTGTTTCTCGCTGCACTGTCCCTTTACACCGGCACCGGGAGGCCAATTACCGACAAGCTGCGCGCAGCACTGGAAAATTACTGGGCGCTGGTCAAAGAAAAAATCGACAGAAGCTATTCGCGCCTTCCGAATTCTACCTATGACGCGATGCTTCAAGAGGCCAAAGAAGCACTAGCCGTTCTATCGACTGTCGAGATTTCATACGAAGAAGCGGTAAAGAAACGACCTGCCGGGGCGTGCTATTGCGACCTTGATGATCGTGAATGCTATCAGCGCGGACATTGGAAGCCGATTGACACCGCCCAATCCAACACGCTGCGAACGGCGCTGGAAGCGGTAAAGCGAATTCAGTCAGAAAACAACCGCGCGATCCGTCAATTCACAAACATCAGCAACAAGCTGATCGCTGACGCCTGCAAGGAAGCGATAGAAGCCCTCGCCGCTCTACCCGCCGACACCGGGCAAGAAGCAGCGATGCACCGGCGCTGCATCGAGATTGTGCGCGCCTACCGGCAAGAGATGGCCGGACAGGTCTATGAGGCGGCGGCCAAGGCCATCGAGGAAAGGTTAAGCGCGCTGTGACCGTTCCCGCCATCACCCCTATCGCACTCGACACGCGCAGCGTGCCGGAATGGATCGGCAAGACGCCGGACACGCCGCCGCCGCCGCGCGTCAAGGATCGCGTCTTCAGGCGCTATGAAGGAAAATGCTACCTCACCGGCCGCAAAATTTTCCCCGGCGACCATTGGGATTGCGACCATATCAAAGCGATCATCAACGGCGGCGAGAACCGCGAAAGCAATCTCGCGCCCGCGCTCAAGGATAAGCCTCACAAGGAAAAGACGCGGCGCGACGTGCGCGAAAAATCGCGCGCAGCCCGCAAGCGGCAGCGTCATCGCGGAATCCGTGGGCGTAAACGCAAGATGGGTTACAGGCGCTTTGATGGATCGCCTGTCCCGCCACGATACGAATAGATCAAAGGAGACCAGCCATGAAAAAGGAATATCTCAGCTCAACGCGGCTTGGCATTCGCGAGGTCGAGCGCCACTACCTGATCAAATTCGCCGAAGGCGCGGCCAAGGGCGTTCGCTTCAGATTCTTCGGGCGGCCTTGGAAATTCGATATGCAAACTTGGGCGCGCGTATTCATCAAAAAATTCGGCGCAAAAATGATGCGCCCAATCGAAGAACTTTCCATCGCGGATGCTGCGAACGTGTGCAACACCGCCGGATGCATCGCGGGAACGATGGAATTGCTGGCGTTGCAGGATGGCCGCCGCGATGAGCTGTGCAACGCGAACAAATCTCATGGCTATGAATACCAATACTCGCGCTGCCTTAGAGACCTATTCGGCCCAACCGGCGTGGATTACACCATCGTAAATGAAACGGTGGCCGGAAAAGTTGCGCTTGAATTCCTCACCACCGGAAAAATCAAGTGGCCACGTAGCGTCCAATATCGCGACTGATCGCGCGTCAATCAAAGGAGACCAACCGAATGCCTACGCCGCTGAAAATCGAAATCGGAATGTTCTATCGGATCACCGAGGGCGGTGACAAAGACTATCGCGACGGCGACCTAAAGCTGCCAGCGGTACGCGACGCCATCAACGAATTCGTCGCGCTTGGTCTTCTGAAGAAGACGCCCGATGTAACACGCCTCTATCAGCCCACCGCTGGCATGACCATGTGGATCAACGCGCTGTGCGAGGTGCCATATCCCGAACGGCATTGGGTGATGCCGGAGCGGCAGCCATGAACCGTCCCGAAAAATTCGTCGGCGGATTCCGTGACGGTGAAACCGAAATAATAAGAGAGACCCGCAACACGGTGATTGTCCACAAGCCCATCCATGCGCTTGCGGTATCAACAATGCCGGGAGCGCGTGAGCCTGAGGAAACGATTCCGGTCGCGCGGCAAATATACGAGCGCCGGAAACTATTTTTCGGCGCTGGCAATCTAGCCCTTTGCCAATCCTTCTTCGCGCCATATCCGATGACCGATCACGATGCCGTGGCGCTGCTGATCGAACGATACGCGCCGCCAAGCAACGCGGCTGCAAAGCTTCTGCGAAAAGAGATTGCAGAATCAATTCTATCTTCAGCGCAAGAATATGCGCGCGGCGGTGAGGGCGTCGGCTACGCGATTGCTGGCGCCCTTAGGACAGAAGCAATTCGCCTCTTGGAAAAAAACAGGAGTCAGCCATGAAGCGCCTCAGCGATCATGCCCCAATGATAACCCTATGGTGCTATCTCGCCGGTGTTGCGATCACATACGGCTGGGCTGCGCACGGCGATTGCGATGCGAAGCGCCAAAACGGATGGCAGCTTTGCGCGCTGCCGGTCGCCTTCTTGTGGCCAGCGTATGTGCCGCTTCACATCAGTTACGAGCTATGGAGGCCGAACAATGCGCATTGACACGTCATCTATGCGCGAGGCGCGCGAGCGCGAATACGCGCGCATCTCGGAGTGGCACGATCATTACGCCATCTGGCCGGTCAAGATCGGCGACGTGATTTACTTTGGCGGCGAGTTGATTCAACGCAGATTGCGGCTCAACTGTCGCCAAGAAGCGATGTCGCCATTCGGAACAATCGGCCGCGACTGGCCATGGTGGTCTCCCGCAATCAGCCTCAACGGCGAGTGCTGGGAATACCGCGTCAAACCGAAGGAGACAGCATGAACGCGAATAGCGCGCATGGCTTCCTCGTTTGGATCGAAGGGATGCGTGGCCCTGAAGCGCAGATATGGGCCGACAATGACCGCACCTATTACGGTCAATCGCGCCCGCGCATTCTCGCCGAGCATCCGCTTAGCGAAGCTGAAATGCGAATGTCGATCAGCGAGCTGAAGCAAACCTATCCGGCGCCGGTCATCGAGCAACCGAAGGCAGAGAAGATCGACCTGCGCGGTGGCTGTCGCGGCTACCACCGGCTGCCGCCAGCGGAGAAGAAACATGGTTGATCGCACCACCAAGGTCGCCACCTACGGCCTTAACCTTGCCACCAAGATTCAGGCCATCGAACACGAAGCGCATCAGCTTGGTGCGCACGTCACCGCGCACGCCCTCAACCGCGCAAAGAATGCGCTGGGCTATGAAATGGCTGGCGATACGGTGATGGCCGGGAAGGCAATGAGGGGCGAGCGTTGAGCGAAGAAAACGACAAGCCGATCACGCTTGAACGCGCCTGCGCCGAAATCTTCGATGACGAAATCACGCCTCACGTATTGAAGGCAGAGGCGGAGAATGGCAATATCACCATCGCAAAGTTTGGGCGTAAGTGGTTCACCACCGTTGGGGAAGCGAGGGCGTTATTCGCACGAAAGGCGCAAGGCTCTATTGGGATAAGAAAAGAAAAACGTGGTGCATCCGCGACGGCACTTTCGGAAAGCGCACAGGTTGCGGCTTTACGGAGCGCGCTAATGCGGAAACCCAATTAGCCGACTACATTGCCGAGCGAAAAAAACCTGAGCCTGAAGCCGATCCGCTTCTGGCGTCGGTGATGCGTGACTATCTCAGTCATAAGCCGCAAGAGAAGCGCACCATCAAGATGCTCACGCTGTTTTGGGCAGCGCATCGCACGAGCGCGATCAATCCGCGTCTTTGCAACGAGTACGCCCTATCCCGCCCGGCGCCGTCATGCCGCCGTGAACTGACGACGCTTCGTGCGGCCGTCAACCGCTGGCACAAATTCGTTCACGAGCTGAAGCGCGTCCCTATTTTCGTGCTGCCGCCGCCCAATCCCGGCCGCCAGCGCGTTCTAACGCGCAATGAGGTGGCGCGTCTATTGTGGGCCGCCCGTAGCGTAAAGCATATTGTAGGCAAACAGCGAGTCAGACATCTAGCTCGCTTCATCATCTTCGGATTCTATTCCGGCACGCGCTCAGGCGCGCTATTCAGCACGGAATGGTCATGGATCAATTTCGATTTCGACGTGATCGCCAGAAAGGCACCCGGCGAAGCTGAGCATGGAAATAAGAGGCGCCCCAGCCATCGCGGCGACAAGCGCCTTATGGTTCACCTGCGCCGGTGGAAGCGCCTCGATGGCGATGACATAAAATACGTGATCCACTATCGCGGTGAGCGCGTGAGCGAGGTGCGCCATGGTTGGGATGCAGCTTGCGAGCGCGCAGGCATCAAAGATGCGACGCCTCACGTTCTGCGTCACACACGGATCAGTCACTTGCTGATGAGCGGAATGTCGCCGTGGATGGTCGGGCAGCTCGTGGGCGCGACAGCGGAACAGATTGAGGAAACCTACGGCCACTTTATACCGGGATGGGGCGGTGGCGCGGCTGCCTAA